TACCCCGAGCACTTTGGGGACTAGACTTACCGAACGTTTGCAAACGAAAAAGGAGGTAGCACAACCAATGAGCACCGTGGCAATTACCAACCCGAGTGACAGCGCAGCGAAAGCTGGCGTCGTCGAGAACGTGGGCTTCTGGAGTCCCCGTTCGCTGCTGGAGCAGTTCGGCGAGCGCATCGAGGACGGCGCGATCATCTCTGTCTTCGACCTGGGCGGGATTACTCCCGGCGTCTGGCAGTACATCGCCGAGCGTTATGGCGACGAAATCAAGCTGCGGACGAACAACACCCTGTCGGATTACTTCGACACGGCGAACGCTGGAGAGACGATTGACGCGTTCACCATCGCAGCAGCCGCCGAGTTGGAGACGTTCACCGTCTACGGCGTGAACGATGACGGGGAAGGCTTTACCGCCGTCGTCAACGCCACCGAGGACACCGTCGAGGACGTTGGCGTGCAGGCCGGTCTCGTGGACGAGGGCTACGAGCACGCGGTGAAGATCGTCGCAGTCCTGCGCGGCGACCAGACCGAGCAGGCAGTCTCCCTCTAGTCCCTGTCACGGGGGGGGGGGTAGGTTTCCCTCTCCCCTGTGATACACTAACTACGAAAGGAGCTATCCACTTATGACTACGAAACTTATTAACTCGCCGGACGCCGTTGGGATCGACCCGGAGGAAATCCGCGTCAACCCGGGCGCCGTGCGCGAGATTCACGAGGATGTGCTCCGCGACCTTATGCGGACCTCCGCGCCCATCGAACGCGTCGCGCTGACTGAACGCGCGGACGCCGAGCACCCGCGCCGGAGGGTCTGCGTATGAGCGTCACGAGTCCCGCCCAAGATCGGCACGATGCCATCAACGCGCGGCACGCGCAGGAAGTGAACGCCTACCAGCGCAGCCGCAAGGTGCTCGGCCGCGCCGTTCACCCCAGCGCCGTTCACCCCAACGCCGTGCAGCGCCTACACGAGCTTTTCCCGAAGGCGACTATCACCGTTGAACATACGGTGTATCGCGTCCCGCTGGCGGCCGACACGCCGTTGAAGCTGGACGGTCCCCGCGACCGCGAGCAACATGCGACGCGTGTGTGGATCGACCTGGAAGGCGACTGGGAACCCAACTGCGGGAAGCCCCGCCCGTCCAGCGCGATCTTCGCCGACGCGACCTGTCACCCTGACGACCGCTTCGACCGCCGCAAGGGCATCGAGCTTGCCTTCAAGCGGGCGCTGGACATGGCACGCCGCAACTACCGGGCCGCCCGGCAAGCTGAGGCGTACCGCGCACTTACTACACAACCCAACCACTAGGAGGAACCCAACACATGAAACACCTGAAGCCCGTTGCACTCATTCTCGCCGTCCTGATGCTTTGCCTTGGCATGGCAGCTTGCGGCGCAACCGACACCGACTCCGAGGTCGCAGGCAAGAACCTCGCGACGGCGGCCGAACAGTTTGAAGTTGACCGTCGCGTCACCGTCTACAACGGCATCACGGACAAAGTCATCCTGGAAGTCGAGGGACCGTGCAACATCGAGGATCAGCGCATTCAGCTAGAGGTTCTGTGCGCGACCTCCGGCGTCGGCACCCCGGATGCGAAGTTCGTCAAGAACATCGCGGGCCTGAGCGACAACGTCAGCTACTGGGTCGAACAGCTACATCCCATCGGCGTCAGCACCACGCAATATCGGGTCATCGTCAAGCCCGAGGCGTTGATACCTGACTTCGACCGGCCGTAACCAAACCGAATGGCGGGGCGCAATACGGCGCCCCGCCCCGTGAAAGGAGGGAATGCTCATGAGCGTGAAACGAATTGACTTCATCGCGCACGCCTACATCGAGGAGAACAACATTTCAACGGAGATGCCGTTGGAGGCACACGTCGCCGCGCTCGCGAGCAACCCTGCCATCGGCGTGGTTCATGTACGCAAAGCGGAGTTCGACCACTGCCCGAAAGGCTGCTGCACGTATGGCGACTGTGGACGAAGGGAGATACCCCGTGACTGAGAACTGCGTTTTCTGCGACTACGCCGGGCCGAACACGATCCTGTGGGAGACCTCCGCCGTGTACGTGGTCGAACCCCTGCGCCAAGTCACCCCCGGCCACTTGCTCGTCATCCCACGCGCCCACGCTGAGGATTTCGCGGACGACCCCGCCGTCACGGCTGAGGTCTTCCGGGGCGCCGCCGAATTCGCGCAAGCCCACGGCATCGAGGACGCGAACCTAATCACGTCGCGCGGCGAGGCCGCATCGCAGACGGTGAAGCACATACACGTTCACGTCCTGCCCCGGACCTGGGATGACGCTGTGCGGCTGCCGTGGAACAACCCCCACGAGTCGCCGTCCCCGGTGCATCATCTCTACCGCCGCTGCCTGCGCGAGCAGGATGCGCTGCTGGAGACGCTGGGCGCGCTGCGCAAAGCTGAGGGCGGTCGGTTCGACTGGGAAGTCGGCGAGGCCATTCAACTCGTGCGCCACGCGCGGCGCTACATGGGGAAGCCCGGCGAAGTCCTATTCTGCAACTGGCGCGGATGCCTGCACGCTGACCCCGAGATAGAGTGCGCGCCGCACTGGCCGCGTGACTACCGGGGGAGAGCTATCCCGGTGGGCGAGGGCGAGCCGTGGTTTAAGGGCCGCGTTCACGATGACTGCTGGGTTGCAATCCAAGCGGAGAGGCGGGCGAGCTAGATGGCAAATGAGGGAATGCGCTGGATGAACTCACAGAACGTTCGTACGGCTCTAGAGGAATTGCTTGATGCACTTAAACGTCACGATGCAGAGACGGGGTATGTGCTCGATTGCAAACAGCGTGTGAAGGATGCCGAAACTGAGTTAGACAAGGCTGAAAAACGACTCGCTGATACGAAAGCACAGTTGACGAATGCTCAGGATAAGCTAACTGAGGAAGGCTTCCTGACTAACGAATCGGTGTACGGCAGATGACCCCGCCGCCCGGACAGCGCACTCCCGCCGAATGGCGGCAGATCAGCGAAGCCAACCTGGGCGTGTGGTGGGCGGAGTGGGAGAAAGTCCTGCGCCGTCACGACCGCCTGACGCCGACCGTCGCCAGCGGCGACAACCTCGCCTTCCTGGCGCGGCAGACCGGACTCGGCCGCCAGCGGCTACTTGCCAAGGCGCTCGTTGACGCGGACATGTGGGACCGCCAAGTCCTCGTGCTCTGCCCGCCTGCCGTGCGGCTGCACTGGCACACCGAACTCTGCCAAGCTGGCTTCGCCGCGCATCGCGTCACGGCGGCCAGCGCCTGGCAGGCCAGTCGCGGCGACCTCCGCGCGCAGTTCGCGCTGTTCCGGCAGATCAGCGAAGCCGACGTGCTGGTCATCGAACCGCCTGTACGGCCGAAGACCAAGCTGTTCGCCTCGCTGGCGAAGCAGGTCCGCGAAGCCAGCCACTCCACTCAGATAATCACGACCGGCACGCTGGTCTGGGGCGCCGAACTGTCTCCGCCGCGCTTCGCCGATTCGTGCCTCAAACTGCTGGGCTACCTGGACGCTCGCGAGGACATTCACGTCTGCTGGGCGGAGGACTGCTACACGGGGCGAGTCAATGTCTGACGATCCCTACACGGCCAGGAACTACCCGATACAAGCCGAGGCCGCGCGGCACATGTGGGTGGAACTCCACACGAGCTATCCACCGCCCGAGAAGTACGTGCTTTGCGAAGCCAAACGCGACTGTGATCCAGAGGACACCGCGCGCTGGATCGGATTCGTCCGCGTCACGCGGATTGAGGGAACCAAGATTTGGTTCAAACCGCCACAAATGCGCAATCTTCGTCGCGACCGCGTCGGGCGCTTCCCTGGCCGCTACTGGCACTTTCGCCTCCGCCCGGAGGCAATGTACCGGCTGAGCGAAGACGGTGAAACCTACGAACTGTGTGATGAACGTCACACATAAACTCAGATTTCCATGCTAAGGTGGTTACGAAAACGTAAGAGAGCACGAGCTATCCCACACCCACGCATCGAGGGCGCCTACACCATAGACGACCCTTTAGCGCCGGAGGGCGAGCCGCTAACTTTCGCAGGCGAGGAACGCGCCGAAATGGCTGCTGACAAACGTAACGAACAAAGGAGGCAACAGAAATGAATGACACCCCACAGACTCGCTTTGTTGGAGTCTACCCCGCAGACGGCGGCGACGTGATTGGGTACTGCTCGCAGGCCATCAACACTGAAGTCAGCTTGGAGACGCAGATCGAGCAGGCCATTCCCAAGCTGGGACTGGAACCGGGCAACTACATCGCAGTCTCGCAGCTTGGGCTGCTGGGGACCAAGACGCTGACGCACTTCACCGTTCGCGTTCCTGAGCCTGCTCTGGAGGTTGTGCTTTGATCGGCCGGGACACCCGCCTGCCTTGCAAGCCGCAGTACGTCCGCGTCGAGCTTGACGCCGACATGGCTGGGCCAGGTCCGCTTCGCAGCGGCCGCTGGCCTGGGCGCGAGCGGGTGCTCACGTATCACTTCTTCCCGAGCCAAGAGCCGAAAATCGACGGCTGCCGCAAGCTGCGTGCTGGCGACCGGGTCTGCGTGAACGCGGGCCTCTATGAGGGCTGCTTCGGAACGGTGCTTGGCCGCTCGTGGCGCTGGAGCGGCTACACCTACGGCGTACGTCGGGCGCGGCGCAAGAGCGTCACCATGCAGGTTGTGGTGGACAAGACCACGGAGTTCGAAGTCGCATGAGCATCGGCAAGAATCACACTCCACAGGCGCGTGCAAGCCGCCGCGAGGCGCTTGAACTTGGCGCTGCATATATCGAGGCAGCGCTAGAGGACATGCGCGGGCGTGCTCGCGACGGCGCGTGTCCGGGCGGTTCAACTGAGGCCGCCGTTATGGACGCGATGCATAAAGGCGTCTGCGCTGGACGGCTTCGCACTGAGGCAGAAGCGGAGCGGGTTCGGGAGGAAGCAGAATGACCACGCTAGCTGACATAATCACGGCCGCCATTGAGCGCGAGCGGGTCATCCGGTTCTGGTTCAAAACCCAGAGCCGCCCTGCGCCGCAGATTCGGACGGTCTCGCCTTACGAGCTATCCGAGGATGGCGAAAGCGTACTCGGCTTCGATCACGCCCGGCAAGCCATTCGGCGGTTCTCGCTGGCAGGCTTCGTGACCGAGGACATCGAACTGCCGGACAATGAGGACTACGTTTACCCAATCGAGAAAGAGGAGGTCTGAGCATGGCGAAGGCAGCCAAGAAAGAAACGAAGGTTGACATCAGCAAACGCTACAGCACTGGCAAAGGCGTTCTGCGCGCTGTTCTGGCGCTGTTCGAAGAATCGCCGTCGAACTGGACGCGGGACATGAAACGCCGGGAGCGTAAGACTGCCAACGGGGGCGTTGCGTTCTGCGCTTTGGGTGGCATTGAGCACTTCGCTGGCGACCGGGTTGCCTGTGTGCGGGCGCGGTCACAACTCACCGAAGCACTAGGTGGCAAGTGCATCCCAGAAGTCAACGACAAGCGCGGCCGCAAAGCCATCCTCGCTGGATTGCGGAAGGCGGTGGCCTGATGCCGAAGATCAAGGACAAACGCCGCCGCGACCGCAAGAAAACCAAAGCGTGGTTGGAAATCGGCTTGCAGCGCCTGAAGGATGCGCGTGAAGCGCTGGAGGCGCGGCTGAAGAAAATCGACGCGAAGATCAAGCGGCAGGAAGCCCGCATTCTGGAGGCCGCAGAATGAGGGGGGGGGTTGGTTCGGCAAGAACTGGCAGGGCTGTTCCCTCTGTTACCTGGCCGGATTGACGTGGGCCTACACGGAGGGCATCGGTATAGGCTGGCAACTGCTAATCGCTCTGGTCATCTTCATCATCGGCCAGAGTAGAGCGGAAGGGAACTGAAATGGGAATCTACACGAGCGCTGAAGTTCGCTATGGAGTCGTAATCCCCGAGGACGTAGACGAGGAGCAAGTCGAAAAGCTCATCGAGGATGTAGAGGGCCTGGAGGTAATCAGCTTCGGTGAGCACGACTGGCTTGACGACATTCCGACCTGGGCGCTGGTTCTAACCAAGCCAAAGATAAGCGCTGGCGAATACGCCGTTCAAAAATTCATGCCTCATGAGCTATCCGTTGGTCTTCCGCCCAAAATGGACGAGGCGCAGAATGCCGCGCAGAAGATCGCCCGTGAGCTATGGGACGGCAACTGGATCGCTGACGTAGCCTGGCTGCTCGTCTGGAGTCGGGGCTGATGCCGCCGCGCGGACGCCCGATGGCGACCTTTGGTATCTGGAGCACGGCGACGCCGGGCGAGGATACCTACGAATTCGTACGTTGGCTGCACGATGATCGTGTGCCCGCTGATTCCAGCTTGTACCTGGCAGCCGACCACTTTGCGGAGCACTTCGCCCAGCATCCCGGCAAGTACATGGTGCAGGTAGTGGGCCGCGGACAATCAGGGCCGCACCTTCAGGCGTTGACGTTCACTGTCGAGCCGGTACAACCAACCTTTACCGCGAGATTCGGCTGATGGCTAAAGACAAAATCATCGAGGCCAAAGTCGAACTACCTGCGTGGCTTGTGAAGCGCGCAGGCGCGACCAACGGGTACGAAACTAAGCGCGTCCTAGAAGACGAGGTCGGCCGCGAGGCAATCGAGCGGGCCATCAAGGAGGCGAAGGCATGAGCGACGCGCACTACGGTCACGACTTGTATGGCGCTTTGCGGAGCGGCTATATTCGCCGCTCTCGCGAAGCGTGCTTCAAGGCGCTGACTGAAGTGCGCGGACGCGTAGACCCAATAGGCGGCGCCGAGGAAAAGCCCGGCGTCGTCTTCGGCCTTGCACTCAGCACGCTGATCCAGTGCGCTGAACGGCAAGGCATCCCCACGGCAACGATCCGCGAAAAGGTAAAGCGGGTAGCTGACCGATGGGACGAAAGCTTCGGCGGCCACCGGCCGCTAGAGGGTACGGCGCTACTCCAGTTTGACGAAAGCATGGAGGGCGCCCGCGAAGACCCAGTCGAGACTGGCAATCTGGGCTGGGAGAACTACGACGCCGAGGTTGACGCGATGTCTGAGGAGCGGGCCAAGGAAACTCTAAAGGAGGAGGCACGCTTACGCAGACAGGCGCAAATCGAGGCAGCCGATTTACGGGAGGGCGTAGACAAATCATCGCCAACCTAGTAAGCTGTTCATGAGCTATCCATTCCCAACAAAGGAGGTAATCCAACGTGGCACGTCCCGTTTTGGTTATCAAGAACATCGCTGATGCGCCGAAGCGCTACAGCAAAGTCCTGAAGCAGGGCGACAAGGCAGTCCGGTTTGAGTTCGGGATTCCGTTCGCGCTACAGGACATCATCGCCGCGAAGCCGCGCGCCAAGAGCGCGATCTTCGGCGTCCTCAACGACGGCGACCGCTTCGACGGTCAGAAACTCGTTCGCCTGCTGGCGCGCGTGTCCGAGTTGACGATCCCCGAGGTCGTGACCGGCGTCGAGAAGGCCGTCAAGACCTGATGCTCGCGGTCGGCATCGGCTTCATCGTCGTCCTGCTCCTGGGAGTTCTCTTCCGGGTCGGGCTGACGTGTGGAGCCGTCTACGTGCTGGAGGCGGTGACGAACCTGCCATCCGGCGTTGACACGATCCTCTGGATCGCGGCGATTCTGTACTCCGCCTACATCATCCTGGTGACGCTGTTCACTCTCGGCGTCGCGTTGTATGCGGCCAGCCAGGGCCAGTCGGTGCGGAAGGTCCGCGGCCGCCGGTTCCCTGGTTAAGAGCAGTTCACGCTGATGACTCCCGGTACGCAGGCTTGTACCGGGAGTCCCGGCGCTTCCACACCCACGATAGGAGGTTTTGATGGCGACGATTCAGGCTCAGAAGGTGACGGTGGATTTGCCGACCCTGCTGGTGGATTCGGGCGGGAAGTCTCTGGGGACGATGGAGCCGGGGCTGGAGTCGATGGGCTACCTGGCTGTACCGGGGACGCTGGATTTTGCGGTTGACCTGGACTCCCGTCAGGATGATCCGAGCCGGATTTCCCTGACCCTCCGCCTCCTGGCGGCGCACTATTCCCCTCCGGCTGAAGCTTCCCCTGCGGTGCTGGAGACTGTGAACCGCGTGAACGCTGCTTTGGCGAAACGTCTGACTGGCCAATAACGTCGGTCCCGCGGTCGTGCTGGTTACGAGCTATCCGCAAGCAGTCCCGCGTGGCGACGCCGGTCAAATCCGGCCGCTTCGAAAGCAGGACGCAAAGCTGATAGTCCGTGATGGAGTCGATGGCCGCCTGGAAGGATTCGTGGCACTGTTTTGACTGCGAGCCGTAGCGCAGGCATGGGGATTCGACCTTCGTGATCCGGCTGTTCGTGTCTCCAACTTCAAGCCGCGTCCAGATGAAGCTAGCGATGATGGCGATGATGCACAGGATGATGAGCACGAGCTTCGCCTTGCTCACCGACTCCGCGTGCCGGTCGATAACGCCGAGATGCGGGTTCGCGTCGATAAGCTCCTGAGTCTCCTCTTTGTTCAACGCGTCGCTCATGAGCCTCCTTTAGCCATCATCGAGAAGAGTAGCAACTGCACGCCGATGAACCACACAAGGCAGGTCCGCGGAAGATGAACGGCAAGCCAGATCATTATTTCAAATCCAGCTTCAGTGAGATGGTCGTGGCTGCCAGGATGATTGCCGCCAGGACGATGGTCCCGTCCGGCTTCTGGCCGTGTTTTGGTCCGATGACGAACTCGTAGAAGAGAATCCCAAGCGCCACGACGAAGAGGATCACGCGTCCGACCTGGGAGGGGGACAGTGACTTCATTCATGCGCGGCGGTCAAAAGTGGGCTTGCCATATAGGACATCGTAGCGTAGAATAGTCCGAATGGCCGCACGTCAATTTACCTACACCGACCCAGCCAGCATCGAAGGCGAACCCGCCGAGGTCGCAGAACTCGCGATCCAGCAGGTCCAGTCTCTTGCGGCGGTAGTGGCGGAGCTATCCACCAAGACCTTCGTCCAACTCCGCGCCGCGGGCATTGACCCGGACGCCGACGACGCCGTGAAGGCGTGGCTGGAGACTGAGGACGGCAAGAAGGCTGCCGATCTGGTGTGGGGAGCGCAGGCTTTCGTTGAAGTGGCCCAGCAACTCTGATTTGGCTCTACGAGGTCATTTCGCTCCTCTCTTTGACGTTACCGACACGATGAACCGCGCGCCATAGGCCGCGGCCGTGCGTCTTCATAACCAGTATGACACCTGTGTCAAGTCCTCCAGCGGCCGTCTCCGGTGACGTGGCCCGACGCCGCTGCTACCCCCTTCGGGGTCGCGAGGCGTCGAGCGTACACGTTCAAATTCCATTTGTCAAATAGTGGCTATTTGCAGGGCTTTTGGGCGACTGTGGCGGAAGGAAACTCAGAGCCGGTTTAAGGCTTTGGCCCTCTACGATTCGGCTTCGCCATAAAAATTTGGCTCTGCAACAGGGATTCCGGCGTTATCTGCCAATCCTAAACATAATTCCGAGGTCGTTGGGCTTTGGCCCTCTTCAGGTATAAGCGTATAGCTGATACTTCCCGATATATAAGCATATGGCTGATACCCACAACCCCACGCCGTTGTACCCGCCCCATACAACGTCCCAGGGTTGTGGGCGCTTGACAGGGGTGGGAGACTGGTTGTGAGCCAGGTGGTCAACTAGTCAACGCGCGGCCCGGCTCGCCCCGCGGTAACTCAACTGGTAGAGAGCCGACGACGCTGATTAGAAGGTGTCGTTGGCCGTGCGGGTTCGAGTCCCGCCCGCGGGATTAACGAAAGGAGACCATGTGGCATACGAAGGCAAAATCCCATTCGATCAGCATGGCAACCCGGTGCCCTTTGCGCCCAACGCCGACGCCGTCGTGTGGAAGGACAACGAGCCGTTCCGCGCAACGCTGATCTTTAAGGGCTTCCAGCGCGGCCGCTCAGCAGCGCACGCGATCTACGCCAAGGATGATGATCCAACTTGGGAGGTTGCCATGTTCCTCTCGGACCTGAAGACCGTGATCGAGCTTGGCTGTAAACCGCAGCGTATACAGGGTCGGTTCGCCTTCGTCAAGCGTGGCCAAAACTACGGCATCAAGCTATTGATCGGACCTTGACCGGCCTGCTACGCTGGTTGCGAGCCATGATCGTCAATCGAGGAGGATACTGTTTTGAGTCAGATTTCGGCCGCTGAGAAGCGCGCCATCATCGAGCGGGCGCAGCAGTTGCTCGCCGAGCCAGGCGCCACCCAGCGCACCGTCGCTGACCAGCTTCCCATCGGTCAGTCAACGCTTTGTGAATGGCTGCGCGCCGAGGGTATCGAGAATTCCGGGCAGGCTGGTGGGCCTGAGCCAGCGGGCATCACGACTGACGGCACGGACGCCTCCATCGCGTCTGACCTCGTCGCGGATGCGAGCACGCTCACGCCTGAGCAGCTACTGGAAAAGCACGGCCTTGACGCCGATGACTGGATCGTCACGTCGATCCGGGCTAGCCGCTGGGGCAAGCCGGAGGAACCGCAGTTCCAGCTTCGGGTCAACGCAACCCGGCGCGAGGGTCTTCTCGTCATCCCGGACCTCGGCGACTTCGAGCCGTGGGAGTACGGCCAGATCGAAGAGTTCGCGCCGCGGCAAGTTGCCTTGATCCCCGACCTCCACGCGCCGTTCCACGACGAGCGGGCGTTGCGGGCGGTCTGCGACCTCCTGGCGGCGGAGGAACCGGAACAGGTCATCTTCTTGGGCGACGTAGCAGACAACTCAATGCTCTCCAAGCACCGGACGCATCGGCGCTTCAGCGCGTTGCTCAACGAGACGAACGACGCCGTCGTGAAGAATTTCCGTCGGGTCCGCGAAGCCGTGCCGGAGGCAAGCATCGTCTTTCTGCCGGGCAACCACGATGACCGCGTCCTCTACTACGCCCAGGACATGGCGCCCGAGTTCGAAGGCGTCCGCCCCGGCCGCCTGCCGGAGGACTTGGACGAGCCGCTGCCGAGCATTGGCTTCCGTCAGCTTTGGCGGCTGGACGAGTTGGGCATCGAGTTGGTGGACGAGGACTGGAAACTCGCGCAGTACGGCATCACGCCCGAGCTATCCGCTCGCCACGGCTACCTGACCGGCAACAACTCCGAGCGCAAACTGCTGGAGAAGCACGGCCGCTCGCAGGTCCACGGCCACGACCACCGCGGCTCGCTGGTCTACCGGACGAAGCACGATCCGCTGGACATCCGCGTCGCGATGTCCTGTGGAACGCTCTGCGAGATTAAACCGGACGGTCTCGGCTATGAGCCGGACCCCGACTGGACGCCCGGTATGGGCTGGTGTCAGGTCTGGGAGGATGGGCTGTTCCAACTGAGCTTCCTGCCTTACGTGAAAAACAAACTGCTGACCCCGTGGGGTATGGCATTCGAGGGGAAGGAGTAAACCATGATCGTTGCTGTTGTTTCCCAAGAGGTAGACGGACGCACGGTCGATGTTTTCCATGATGTTGACGAGGCAGTTGTCAACGGGGAGACCATCCGCCGCCCGGCCAACTTCGTCGTGCTGGTGGTGAACGGATGACGTTCAAGCGGCAGCCGTTCGTCTGGGAGGTAACTCTTCAGGCGCAGGACGGCAAGGAATACACCGAGAAGGTCTCCGCATTCTGGTCGCCTAGCTTCGACGGCGTGAAGGAATCAATCGCTCTAGCGGCGCGGTTGAAGGCGTGGATTCGCAACAAACGCAAAGTCGAGTTCGCTGTTCTCGGCGAACCCAAGCTGCTTGGTCGCTTGGGTGACGAGGGAGTAGCAGCCTGATGGCGAAGCTCCTGACTCTGCCTGTCGTTGACGAGGCCGACAACATCGCTGCTGAGGATGTTGAAGCGCTGCTGGGAGAGATACTTGGTCTCGACTTCGAGGACACCGTTATCACTGACTCCGGCCGCACGATCTACGTCGCTGAGAGCGTTGACCAGATCACGGTGAACCGCTGATGACGGCTGACGGAGCTATCCAGGAGGAGGTCGTGGACGCCGAGGTTGTGCCGGACGAGGCCGCCGTGGAGGAGCCGAAAGAAGTCCCCAGCGTCTTCTCGGTTACGAACCGCTACCTCGTTGGTGCGGCCGAAGTCTCGCCGCCCGCCGAGGACGGCAGCCGGGTCATTCGGCTCCAGTCCGCGACCGGCGGCGCTGTTGTCGAGGCCAATCTGTCTCCTGAGCTTTGCGTGTTCATCTCAGGCAAACTCGTTGAGGTCGATGTCATCGCAGAAGAAGAGGAAGTAGACGGAGAGGTTGTTGAGGATGCCCGGTCAACGGAGTAACGCTCGCCGGGTTTCCTCTTTAGGGGAGTCCCCCGCTGAGGCCCGCCGCCGGATGTCGTCTGGTGGCGGGACTGGCGCTGTAGTCGAGTCTGAGACGAAGCCGCCGCTGGGCGAGGAGGTCGATGGGCCGCTTGGCGCGGAGCACATGGCCGCCATCCGGCAGGCCGATGAGGGCTTCAAGGACAGCGATAAGCGCGATGGCACGGTTGAGGAGGCCGAGGAGTTGACGGAGCCGCCGACGCCGTCGAAAGCGATGGACATGATCCGGCAACTCAGCCAGGATAAACTCCAGCTTTCCACGGAACGGGACGCCGCCCTCGACAAAGTTGCTCGCTACGAAGCGAAGTACGGGGAGCTTGACTGATGCCGACGTTTACGTTCTTCAAACAGGAAGGCCCAGTCTTGACTATTCACCTTCCTGTTTCCGAGGAGCTAATTCGGGATGCGCTTGACGGCGGGGCTGTTGCTGAGATGGCTGCTGATCTAGCGGCGCAATCGGCTCGCGATGCTGTTGTGCAGCAACGGCAAAAATTCGAAGAGGAGGGGGAAACTCCACAGTGATCGTTCACTTCATCGGCGGCCCGGCGCACGGGCGCTCGGAAGCCATCAAGAATCCACACACCACGTATCGCGTGGCGGAGTTGAAGCGGCTGCCTGCCTTCGCGGCCCTGGAGTTCGAAGGCGACTTCTCTGCGGCCGCGGCTGGGCCTGTTGAGGAGCACGAGTACCGCATCACGCGCCGGACGCGTCGCTACTGCATTGCTGAGTGGCAGCCGCCGAAAGTGAAGGTGCAGGTTTCCGTGGCGTTCACCGGGCTGGCGTTTTGGGATCAGGGCGTTCACGAGAAGCTGATGAAGTTTGTCTACGAGGAGCACGACAAACCGCCGTTCCCCGGTCCCGGAGGAGGACTCCAGATGGAGCGCCATCACTATGGGACGGGCGTTCTCACGGTCGAATGGGCAGTCACGGTAGACGGACCCGCTGACCCCGAGGCCATTGCTGAGGCGATGGAGGTCGTGCAGCACCGGATCGACGTTGGGGTTGGCTTCCTGCCGGAGCGCTTCAGCACCATCGCCGCTCAGGTCGTGTCCGACTAACTATGCCAGCACGCCTGATCCAAGGGGACGAAGTCCTCCTCGTCAAGCTTGGCGGGACCAAAGAGGAGTTTGCTGCGCAGCTTGCCCGCGTCAAAGCGATGTCGGGCAAGCGCTACAACCCGGAGCATCCCGAGCACGGGAAGGTCTGGGAAATCCCCGACGACGATCAGGCGCTGCTGAAACTCGTCCACACCGTTGAGCCGGAGTTGCCGCCGGGCCTCCTCGCGCGGGTGCGCGCGGCGCGTCAGGAGCAGGCGACCGAACTGGTCACGCAGATTCCCGACGACGCTGAGTTGCTGGTGCCGTGGGCGCCGTTGATGGCGCCGAAACAGCGCGCGGGCGTGGAGTTCATGCTGACCACGGCTCTGGGTAAGGCCATCCTCGCGGACGACATGGGCGGCGGCAAGACGCTCCAGTCCATCACCGTCATCTACGAGAAATGGCTACGCGAAAATGGCGAGACGCCCTTCACCGGCCGCATCCTTGACATCGCCCCGGCCGCTGTGCTCGACCACTGGCGGCGCGAGCTATCGCGGTGGCTGCTTGGCGACGGCCTCAACGAGACCCACCTGATGCAACTCTCCGACGACAAGGCCGAGCGCGAACGGCTGCTGCCGGAGTGGAAGGCCAAACTGCACGCGTGGGGCACGATGATGGGCTTCGCGCCCGAGAAGGTCAACATCATCGAAGCTTCCGGCAAGGACGCCGCCAAAAAACGTGCGGAGCAGGTCGCCGCCACGCCGGACGGTGGATGGTGCCTCGTGAACTGGGAGAAGCTACAGAAACGTGTGAAGCTGGCAGGCGAGTCGGCGAAGAAAAAAGGCCCGCTTGACAAAGTCAAATGGTACGGCGTCGTCGCCGACGAGGCGCACCGCGCTAAGAACCACGACAGCCAGCAGAGCAAAGCCCTTCAGCGCCTGCGCGCTCCTGTCCAGATCGCAGCTACCGGCACGCCGGTCATGAACAACCCCGGCGAGCTATACGCCTTGCTGGCTTGGCTGCGGCCGGAGCAGTACACGTCCTACTGGGCCTTCTACTACTCCTACACCGAGTTCTACAAGGGGTATCAGGGCCGCGACGTTATCATCGGCGTCAAGAACGCGGACGGCTTGCGCTTCGAGCTTTCAGACAAGATGGTGCGGCGGACGAAGCGGGAAATCCACCCGGACATACCCACCCCACTGGAACCCATTGTCTACGAACCTCCGATGGGCAAAAAGCAGGCGCAAATCTACGCCGAAGCAGAAAAAGACTTCTGGCTGGAGATTGCGCAAGCGCCCGACATCACCCCGGAGGCCAAGCAGGAGATGGTGGACCTGCTTGAAGTCGAGGGCCACCTGACTCCCGAGACGCTGAAAATGATGATCCCGAACGCGGCCGCGCGGACCATGCGTCTGCGCCAGGTCGCCACGTCTCCCGCCATTCTAGGCGGAGAGGACGTGTCGTCCAAGCTGGACGAAGCCGAACAGATCGTCATCTCCAACGGTCTCGACCAGCCCTTCGTCTGGTTTACGTGGTTCACTGACACCGTTGATCTGCTCTGCGAGCGCTTCATCAAGCTCGGCGTCGATGCTCGCGGCTTCTATGGTCAGGGCGGAGACGGCCCGCGCGCCACGAAGCGGGAGGAACGCGCGGTGCTCGCCAACGAATTCCAAGAGGGCGAGTTCCCCATCATCGTCGCGACCATCAAAACCGGCGGCACGGGCATTGACCTCTTCCGGGCGGCCGACTGCGGCTTCATCGAGGAGGACTGGGTACCGGGCGAAAACCAACAGGCGTTTGACCGCGTGGACCGGAAGGGCCAGACGTTCCACCCACAGCGCCACATTCTTCGTGTACCTGATACGGTGGACGTAGGAAAGATTGCACCGAAACTGGCTACCAAGCAACTGATTGTCGAGACGATCACTGGAGGTATGGAATGAACACGAGTTCGTTTGATGTTGCCGTAGCGTTCATGCAGCTTTTCCTGCTCGCGCTGTGGGAGGCCCTGGGCGCGCTCTACTTCGGGTGGTCGCCGCTAGCGATCTTCTTCTGCTGGCTTGTGGGTATCTTCACGCTCAACATCGGCGTCGCGACTGTTCTGCGGACGTTCATCAAGCTGACCCGCCCGGCGGCGGTCGTCAACAACGTCGAAATCACGGAGGACGATCTTGGCTGAGGAGCTTCTAGAGACGCTGGCCCGGCGGGTCATTGACCGGCGCGAAGAATACGAGACCGCGCGCAAGGCCAAAGTCAAAAAGGAAAAAGCCATGAAGGCCGCCGAAGCTGAGATGAATGACGTGATGGCGAAAGCCAAGATGCCGGGGACGACGCTCGATCTAGGCGCTGGATACGGCCGCGTACAATTCAACCGCGAACAGAAGGTCAACTCTTCTGTTTTCGATGAGGCTGCGGCGATTCGGTATTTCGAGGAAAACGGCATGAAAGTCGGCTACGTGGAGGGGAAGGTCCGCAAGAAACCGTTGAACGCGCTGGTTCGTGAAGCGCTGGAGAATGGTCAGGAGCTTCCGCCGGGCGTCGAGCCGCGCGTAACCAAATTCGTCAAAGTGACGAAACGCAAGTAGTATTTGACATCCCTTCTACACTGGTTATGAACAACGAACAGGAGGTAAAGTGACTGAGTCATCGACCGAGATAGAGCAGGCCCAGCCCGGAGGCGCCCTTGCGGTGTCCGCCGAGGCGGAGGCTGCTGCGGCGGCCCGCGTCAAGGGTCAGGTTGATCGCACCAAACTCCAGCTACCTGCCATCAAGGTCGTGAACGGCCTGAGCAAGGAGGCGTCCGAGGGCGTCAAGCAGGGAACGCTGGTCAACTCGCTGACCGGGGAGGAGTACGGGGAGTCCGTGACCCTCGTCATCAGCGACTTCTACTACGGGCGTTTCTATGCGCCCAAGGGTGGAGGCAAGGCGTACACCGCCCGCGGTGATATTGCGCCACAGAACTGGCCGGAGGAGTATGCCGGGCAGCGCTTCGTTGAGCTTGACGACGCCGAGGAGCAGTGGAAGGCGGCCGTTGACAACGACGAGCACCCCTGGGGGTCGGGTCCGCCGATCCAGACGACGATTAACTTCGTCGTGACCCTCGCGGAGAATCCGGGCTACCCGCTGCGGCTCAGCATGAAGTCCAGCGACACGCCTACGGCAAACAAGATTCTCCAGATGATCGACATGTCGCCGACTCCGTGGGCGGTCCTGTACACGGTTAGCTCCGAAGGGCGCCCGACGCCTAACGGTTCTGGCACCTACTACGGCTTCAAAGCCGAGCAGGCTGGACCCGCCAACGACGATCAGCGGCAGGCCGCGGTGAAAATCGCGCTGGCGTTCCAGAACGCCGTCGATTCCGGGGGCGTGGTTGAGGAGGTCGGCGAGGACGACGCCGATGCCAAGAGCCAGGAGAAACAGGCCCGCCGCCAGAAAGCGGCCGAGAAAGCGGACGAGGGCCTGGGGGTCTGACCGCGCAGCAGTAGTAAAGTGGTGGAGCCTGTTCGGGAGCGGCTGAAACCCGAGTCGAGCAGGCGGGATGGCGGAGCGTCGGAGGGGACACCGCCACAACTTCAACTGAAATGGAGGGCTGATGCCGAAAATCGTAAGCGTTGATGTCGAGACGACCGGGCTGATTCCGGGGTACCACGAAGTCTGGGAGGTCGGTCTGGTCCCGGTGGACTCCGGCCGCGAGCACATGTACTTCCAGTTCCAGCCAACCGACATAGAGGTCTCCGAATCGACGGCCCTCCAGGTCGGCGGTTTCTACTCGCGCTTCGATTGGATTGGCGATCCTCGCTTCGCTCGCGACATGCTCGTAGAGGGCGTCGTCAAGGACGAGGAGGAGCAGACCGAAAAGCCAAGCGGGCACAAAGCCGTCACCCCGGCGGCCGAGGCGTGTTGGCGGATGGCGAAGGAGTTGGAGGGCGCCACCATCATGGGGCTGAACCCACACTTCGATGCTGCCTTCATGGAGGCGCTGTTCAACAAGTACGGTCACGCGAAAACCTGGAAGCACCGCTTCATCGACCTGGGGAGCTACGCGGCTGGGGCGTGGGGTGCGAAGAACGTCCTCTCCGGCAAGGCCATCGCTGATCGCATGGAGGCGCACGGCGTCGTCAACGACGACATCCACAACGCCTACGCCGACGCGCGCTGGAACGTGGATGCTTACCAGGCCATCCTGGAGGGCATCGGTGCTTAGCGCTGGCTTCAGCGACGAGTCCCTCCGGATACTCCTGAGTTGCCAGGAGTACCCAGAGGGCGACTTTGCGCAGGAAATCGAACTGGAGCAGGCCATCCGCCGCGCGAGAAAGGCGAACGCATGAACATCGACTACAACAACATCACGGCAGGCGACCTCTGGTTCGCCCGGTTTGTGTGGCTCGTCCTCGGCATCATCATCGGCGTGGCGGTCGGCGGGTGAGGTCGAATTTTGAAAAGCAGCTTCACGAGTCGAAGGCGTCGGCCGAAGCTCTGGTGCGCGCTGAGCACGGCGACGACGCCCTAGAAATCATCTGCTCCTTCTCCGAGCTTGACTGCTACGCAGACGTGAAGCTGGAGGGGGAATGGATTCGCTACGCGCTCATGCAGAACGGGGACGACGAGGAAAACGAACTGAGGAGGATTTCATGAAGGGCGCCGCAGGAATGGTGGATCGGGTGAAGTCGCCCGCAGCGCAGCTTGGCGAGACGGCCGACCGGCTGACGAAGTGTCTGGCTGAGGGCTTCTGCAAGCGCTGCGACCAGGCCGTGACGGCGTTCGCCGTCGAGTACCCGCTGGACCACCCCGAGCACTACGACGGCACCAGCGAGTTCCAATGCGGTCGCTGCGGGCGTCGCGAGGGTCGCTGGACCGGCCGCGTGCTGACCGGCGGCGCCACCGAGCCGCGCCACGGCCGCGAACGGGAGGAGACGATTCCCGAGGAGCAGTCTCGCTTCATGGTGGGGAGCCAGCCGCGGTGAGGGAGGCGTCCAGCGCAGAGCTTCTGCGGCGGCTATTCGACGGCCGCCGCGACATCTACGGCATCAACAAGGGCCGGGTCGAGCGCTGCCCGAACGGCGATTGGCCGTCTGCGTACTGGGACATGCTGTTTGAGGACCACGTCGCCGGGAAAGACGAGGCTGACCTGGGCGTGTACCTCGTCCGCGACGACGACACTGTGACCTTCGCGGCCATCGACATTGACGAGCCGAACTTCGCGCTCGCTCTGGAGGTCGCCGACACCATGCCGGACGCCGTGCCGTGGATCGAGCGCTCGCGGTCGGGCAACTACCACGTCTTCGTCTTCTTCGATGAACCGCTGGAGGCGTACTACGCTCGCGCCGTGCTGCGGGGCGTCATCGTCGCCTGCGGCCGCCCGGACCTGGAGATTTTCCCCAAGCAGGATGGCCTCCGCGATGGGATGGTCGGCAACTACATCTCGATCCCCTGGCACGGCGACAACCGGCCCATCGTCTCGTGGCTGCCGGACTCCAAGGAGGAAGACGGTAGCCCGCGCCCGATTGTCGAGGACGACCCCCGCGGCTGGATGCTGGAAGCGCTGAAGTCGCGCACGTCGGCCGACCTGTGGCGCCGCCGCGGCCGGGCACTCGGCGGCAAGCCTCGCAGTGAAGTCCGCTCGGGCGAGTTCGGTGAGCGCAACAGCCTCCACGTCTGCGCCAATTACATCTTCGAACACCGCGCCGACAACCCCGTGACGGAGGGGCACCGCGCGACTGTCCTCTTCAACCTGGCGAAAATGTACGCGAACTGCAAGCACTACAGCCAGGACGAGGCGGAGCAGTTCGTTGAAGCCGTCAACCAGGCGGGCACCAATCCGATCCCACAACGCGAAGTCAGGCGCTTCGTGAACAACGCCTACGAGGGCGGCTTCACCAGCACCGGCTGCGACGACCCACTCATGTCGCCCTATGTCTCCCCCGACTGCAAGATCGCGAATGCCTGAGCCAGGCTGGATTCCTAAACATACTCAGCCGCCGGGGAGCCGTGAATGTATGCGGCTGGCGGTGTCGTGCGCTACTGGGATTCACTGGCGGCGCCTGCGCTTCTTCGACCCGGCTGATATGGGAATCAACTGGTGGGCTGAATGGGATAAGTTGCTCCAGGAACGTGGGTTCCGCATCGACCGCATGACGCGTGAGGATGCGGAAGCCACCGGCGAGTTTTGGCTGGCGACCGTGGATAGCTTCGTCTACCCCAAGCCCATCACGCACGTCGTCGTGATGAAAGGCAGCCGCCTGCACTATGATTCGGCGCAGATCAAGCGTCAGCGGGCGCCGAGGGTACTCCGCTCCAACCCGATGCTGATTAGGAAAATCGGTGGATAAAGACTTCGAGAAGCAAGCAGCGGATTACTTTGCGGGCCTGAACGTCGATGACCGCAAGGAGGCGTTCTCGCGCGTCAATGCGACCATCAAGCTGTCGGCGCCCGTGGAGGAGGTTGACCCGCCGCCGCCCGTCCACACGCTTGAGGAGTATTTCGCGATGGACCTGAAGGAGCCGCCGAGCCTCGTCTCGGACTGTCAGGTCGTACGCGGCGAAATCACGGCGACCATCGCCCGCGCTGGCCGCGGCAAGACCACGCTCCTCACGAACCGCATGATGCGGTGGGCGGCCGGGCTGCCGCTGTTCGATGACCTTCCCGACGTGCAGGCGCCCGACGCGCCGCTCCGGCTGCTGCTGATCGAGAACGAGGGAAGCGGCTACTACATGCGCGAAAACATGGAAAAGCTATACGAGCACATCGCCATTGACGAGGAGAAAAAAGCGTTGGCGAAAGAAAACCTGATGGTGTGGGGTGACGGTGGGTACACTGGCTTGAAGGTGGACCGCGACGAGGACTTGGAAATCGTTGAACGCGGTCTTCGCGAAAACACCCCCGACATCTTGCTTCTGGAGCCGTTCCGTGGCATTTGGTCCGGCGACGAGAATGACAACTCCGCGATGGAGGAAGTGCTTGACCGGCTTGTGGGGCTGGCGAACACGTATGAGTGTGGGATCATGCTGAGCCACCACTCCAACAAGGCGCCGCTCGAAGGCGACTGGATGGGCGCGAGCCGTGGCGCGACCGCGCTGGAGGGTAAAGTCGCCGCGATGGAGGTTTTCTACCCGGTACACAACGATGAGTACCGGGAGTTGAAGTGGGCCAAGAAGCGGTACGGCAAAAAGCACGCGCCCGCGCCGATTCGCATGGAGTACGACTTCGACACGCGGTCGCTCAAACGTATCCCTGACTCAGAGATTCAGCAGGAAGTCCTCAGCTTCCTCGCGGGCGACGACCCGCCGGTCTGGTGGACGAAGGCGCAGATCGCCGAGGAAGTTGAGGAGACCCAGGATCGCGTTGACAAGAAGGCACTGCGGCCGCTGCTTGAACAGGGCCGTATAGTGAAGAAGAACAAAGAAGGGAATACCAATTACCGTCTTAAAGTTGGCGACAATGACAAAGGAGAGGAGCTTGACTTCTAATGGATGACGACCGTACGAAGGAACCGAAAAACCTGACTGACGACTTCAAGGCGGAGATTCAGAAAGCCACGGAGGAAGCGGCCGCGCAGATCGCGTTCTGGAAAGAGTTCTGGAAGGAGTGGATTCCGGGTGGGCTGCGGAAACGCAAGCGGTACCGGACTCCCGGCCACGGGAAGCGCAAAGGCATCCGGCGGCGCAAGAACAAGGCAGCGAAGATCGCGCGTCGCGCGAATCGGCGGGCCAAAAAGAAGGGGAGGCGCAAATGAGTGCAGGAGACCAGGCAGCCGTCGCTCAGCGGCTAGCTGCTGAACGGCAGGTTGAAGAGGAGGAGATGCGCGAGCGCCCCGCTCACGGGGAGCGTCCCACTGCCCCACGGAGCGATGCGCCGTCTCCGCACGAGGACGGCCGTGATCCTTGGAGCGAGGCTGTCGGCAACATCGAGACGGCGTCCGGGCTGCGCTATGACTTCCAGAACCCCAAGCCGGAGACGATCCGCCTGGAGGACATCGCGCACGCTCTCTCAAACGTGTGCCGGTTTGCGGGTCACATTCGGCGGTTCAACTCCGTAGCCGAGCATTCAGTGTTGGTCAGCCGGATCGTGGAGGCGTATGCCGGGGAGGCGTTCCTGGATAGCGAGGAGAATCGTCACGGCATCATCCGCGCGGCGCTGCTGCACGATGCTCACGAGGCGTACATCTGGGATGCACCGTCGCCGGTCAAGCCGCTGCTGGGCGACACCTTCAAGCGGTTGGGACGCATCGCCGACGAAGCCATTGCGTCCAAGTTCTTGAAGGAAGGCTACAGCGCCGACACCTTCAAACATGACCTCATCAAGAAAGCTGACCGCACCGCTCTCGTTGTGGAAGGCCGGGCACTATTGCCGGTCGGCCCCACCGACGACGAATGGGAGCCGCTGCCGCCGGGTGTGCAGTGGGACGGCGGCCTGTCGCCCTATGAGGCGAAAACTCTATTCCTACAACGTGCAAAGGAGCTAGGACTGTGAAAATCATCGGACTAACGGGGAAAGCTGGCTCGGGGAAGGACACTGTCGCCCAGCTTGCCCTGGAGTGGTGTGAGGAGAACGACATCAACGCAGAGCGCGCGGCCTTCGCGGACCCACTGAAGCTCTCGGCCGCTCGCGCGCTGGGCGCGTCGAAGACGGTTACGCAGGAGCAGGCGGTGCAGTTCTGTAATGAACTGAAGGAGAGCGGCCGCATCAAGGTCGAACTGCCGACTGAGCCGCTCGACCCCATCCGGGAGTATGAGATTTCGGGCCGGGAGTACCTCCAGTGGTACGGCACGGAGGCGCATCGCGACGTGTTCGGCACCGAATTCTGGGTGAACGCCACGATGGAGCCGCTTGACAATCGCTTCCGCGAACTGCGGGCGCCGGACGTGGTCTTCATCACGGACTGCCGGTTCCCCAACGAGGCGGCCGCGGTCAACGAGCGGTCGGGCGAAGTCTGGGAGGTTGTGCGGCCAGGTGTAGCCGCGGTTGCCGCGCACTCATCCGAGGCGGGCCTGCCGGAGGGCGCCATCGAGTTCCAGATCAACAATGACGGCGACCTGGACGACTTGCGTTCACTGGTACGCTCGATATGCGAGAGCAATCTGAAGGGAGACGCGTGAGCACCGCCACCATCTACACGGACCAGCACGCCCCAGACGGGCGGACCATCCGCTTCAACGTGGACGAAGGAACCAGGGCAGCAGCCCAGCGGGTCCGGGATGCCTTTGAGGGCACCGCCATGTTGGAAATCCCCAACGAGAACCCCGACGAGGAACCCATCTTCGTCAACCCAGAGCGCGTGGCGACCATCACGCCCGGAAAGGAGCTTTGACCATGAGCCAATTCAAAGCGTGGCCGAAGACGCCGCGTCTCAACCGCAACTGCATCGCGACGGAGAAGATTGACGGCACGAACACCGCCGTCATCATTCAGGAACTGGAGCACGAGGGCGACTACGACGAGAGCACCGCGCTCGCCATCATCCAGGTGCCCGACGAGCGCTGGTTCGCGGTCTACGCCCAAAGCCGGAAGCGGCTGCTGACGGTCGGCAAGTCCACCGACAATTTCGGCTTTGCTGCGTGGGTGAAGGAGCACGCTCTGGAGCTTGCGGCCGGGCTTGGCGAGGGCTACCACTACGGTGAGTGGTGGGGCGGGAAGATTCAGCGTGGTTACGGGCTAGAGGAGAAGCGTTTCTCCCTGTTCAACGCCGGGCGCTGGAAGGACAGCGAGGGCAACGGTCTGGGCACTGATCTGGTGCCGGAGTGCTGCTACGTGGTGCCCGTCATCGCTACCGGGACCAACATCAGCGCCGTCGCTGAGGGTGCGCTGGCGGAGTTGAAAGAGTGCGGATCGTTCGCGGCGCCGGGCTTCGACAACCCCGAGGGCATCGTCGTTTACCACACGGCCGCTCGTCAGACGTTCAAGGTGACGTGCGAGGATGACGAGTCGCCGAAGGGTATCTACAAAGGGATGCACTCCGCGCCTGAGCCGGAGGCCGTCGCGTGAAGACGTTCCTGATTCAACTCGCGGCGTCCGTCGCGGTCGCTCTGGCCTTTACGGCTATCGGCCGCGCCGACCTCACTGCCGGACAGGAACTTGTCGCCATATGGGCGGCACTCATCCTCCTGCGTGCCCTGTTTATTCCACGCTACCCGAAGAACGCCGCTCTGCTGGAGTTTCTTCACAAACTAAAGCCAGGCGAAAAAGTGGAGGTTGAAGGTAAGTGAGTCTCCGTACGGGCATCGTCTGCCTCCAGGCGGCGACCTTCGTGGCCCTGTTCTTTCTCCTGCTTGCGCAGGGGGAAGACTGGCGCCTCGCGCTAGCTCAGGGGCTGCTTGCCATCATTACCGTGCTGGTGTACATCTGATGACGGTCCACGAGTTCGTGAGCCAACTTCAGGATGCTTTGGACGAGGCGGCCGCGCGGAGGCGGTCGAGCAAGGAGGTCATCATCTCCTTCATTGCTCCAAGCTCGGGCTTCTGTGGCCCCACCATCCGGCCGCGGTTCCTGGGCTACACGGATGAGACGAAGACGATCAAGCGGGGAGTCCCGGCCGAGGGTCGCTACGGCCTCACGCGCTCGCAGGTCGAGCGGTTGATGGAAGCCTTCAGCGTGACGTTGCCGCCGGAGTCTGAGTTCGCATGAGCGAGTCCGGTGAGCAGCCGGTAGCGCGGCGCTGCACGATCTGCGGCCTGAGCTACCCCAACGACCCCAAGTGGGAGAAGTGCGCGCAGTGTGGGGAGCCGACTGCCATCATCGGGAACGCAGAACCAAATATCACTGACGAGGCCGCAACGACGCTGCTGCGGAATCGTGAATTCGAGGAGTACCTGGAGAAAGAAGGGAAGGCATGAAGGGCAAACTCATCACCCGTCGCATCGAGTTGGACTACACGACCGTCGCCGAGCCGCTACCGATTGAGGCCGTGATGGCTGACATCGAAGAGTGTTGCACGCGTTACTTCGAGTATCCAGAGGTTGTCGTGTTGTGGGAGCACCAGTGGGACTGGATGACCAGGCACGTAGACAACACCGGCAGCTATATGTATGGCGCCCCCGACGAGCGTGTTGGTTACAAATCCATTATCGGCATCCGGGTGAGGTTCGCGAATGCCTGAGAAAATCACTGAACGTCGCATTATCGAGTTCGATGTTGAGACCACGGGTCTCCAGTGGTACGCCCACGAATTGTTCATGGCGCAGTTCTACGATCCCACCGACGAGGAGTGCGTCACCTACCCACGCTACTGCTCAAACTGCGGCGGTGACGTAGAGGACAGCGGTTGCATGAAGTGTGGAGAGCCGATTGAGCCGCACACGGAGGCCGTCATTCTCCGCCATCCCCAGGACAAAGATGAAATTCAGCGCTGGCTGAACAAGGACGCCTACTTCCGGGCGTGGAACTCCAAGTTCGATCTTCACCATCTGGAGTCGGCGGGCTACACGCTACCGCCGCGGGATCGCTGGGAAGACGGGATGCTCATCGCACACGTACTGGATGAGCGCCGCAGCGTGGCCCTCCAGGCGGTCGGCGACAAGATGTTCGGCACGGATAACCCGTGGCCGGAGGGCGCAGGCATTGAGTTGGAGAAGGCCGTCAAGGCGTGGATCAGCGCCGAGAACAAAAAGCGCCGGAAACACAGCAAGGACACGGGCGAGAAATTCGTCATCGCGAACTACTCTGACGTGCCCGCCGAGTTGATGGAGCCGTACGCAGGCCACGACGTTGAACTCCAGCGCCGCATCTGCGATGCCATCGGTCCACAGTTGGAGTCGAACCCCGACCTCGAAGGCGTCTACGAGTTGGAGCGCAAAGTGCTGTCGGCGCTCTACGATGTGGAGGCGCTGGGGATGGGGATTGATGAGGCTGGCGCCCGCAAGCTGGAGGTCGAACTTGAAAACGAACTGACCAAGATTCGTCTCGACCTGTTCGAGTTGGCAGGCAACGATGAGTTCAACCCGAACTCTCCGATCCAACTCGCGGAGGCGTTCGAACGTCGGGGTGTGGACCTGAGTCACGTCGAAAAATCTGGGAAGACCGGCCGCCGGTCGATGGCTGCCGACGTGCTGGAGGGCCTGGACGACGACCTCGCCCGGCGGATTGACGACTTCCGCGGCGCGGACAAGATGATGTCTACCTACGTCTGGCCGCTGTTGCATGACCAGCCGGACACCGACATGGGCTACCGCTACGCCACGCTCCACACGGATGGGCGTCTGCACACGGACCTGCGCCAGGTTGGCGCCCGCACCGGGCGGATGTCATCCAGCCCGAACGTGCAGAACTGGCCTCGCGACGATCTGCGTATGCGGCATTTGGTGTGCGCGGATGAAGGCAAAAAACTCGTCGCCGTTGACCTCGACAGCATCGAGCTTCTGATCTTCGCCGCCTTCCTGGGGTCGGAATCCATCATCCTCGACATGATGAAAGACCCCGACGCCGACATGCACACCCACACTGCCAACATGATCGGCTTGAAACCCCGCGACCGCGGCCTGGGTGTGGTGGAATCTCCGCGCCAGCGCGGCAAGAAGTTCAACTACGAACGCATTTACGGCGGCGGCATCAAAGCCATCAAGAAATGGCACGGTGTTGACACGCCGACTGCGCGGAAATGGCTGCTGCGTTACTACGAAGCGTACCCGGAAGTCGAAGAGTTCCAGGACATGATCGAGTTGCGTCTAGAAGAACGTGGGTTCGTGAAGACGCCGTTTGGACGGCGCCACCGCGCCTACAACCCACAGTTCGCTGACCGGGAGTCCTACAAGTTCGTCAACTACCTCGTACAGGGCACGGCCGCCGACCTCTTCAAGGAAGCCGTAGTACGGACGCATGAAGCAGGCATCCCGATGATCGCGCTGACGCACGACGAGATTCTGGCGGAAGTAGACGCGGCCGATGCGGAGGAAGCCAAACACGACATCCAGACGTTCATGTGTGACTTCCCCAACATCAACAAGCTGATTCAGATCAGCGCTGAGGGCGACATCGTTGACAGGTGGAGCCAGGCTAAAAACCCGAAGTTCGATCCGGGATGGTGAAGGCTATGCTTATTGGTGCGGGCGTTGGGCTAGCGGCCGGTGCCTACGCCTGGGCGCTGGTTGGCCTTGCGTTGTTGACGCGGGCGATATTCTAGTTATGAAGACGATGAAAGGAGATTGATGCAGCGCTACGAAGCCCTTAGACATGCAGTCCGCGCCCACGGTAGCGATACCGATTGGGGTGGTCAGCTTTACGTGCTGCATCCGATGGCGGTAGCGGAACGCGTTGAAGCGAACTGGCTGCGCGTTCCAGGGATAAACGAATTCGGCGCGCTGCCGAACGGGGCTAGCTATGAGTCCGGCGCCATTGTGGCGCTCCTTCACGATGTGTGGGAGGACACCGACTATGAGCTTCGCCGCGAGTGGTTCACGCCGGAGCAGTGGGACGCGCTGAATCGCGTCACCCGCTGGCCGACTGAAACCTACCGCGAGTACATCGAGAAGGCCGCTGGGTCCACGCTCTCCACCATCGTCAAGCTGGCAGACCTCTCCCACAACATGAGCGACGAGCGCAAGGTAGGGCTAACGGAGAAGCAACTGGAAGCAGCCGCGGGGCTTCAGGAGAAGCGCTACGAACCATCGCGGGACCGGCTCTGGGAAGCGCTCGGCGCCGAGTGGTGGCCCGAGTGACCGGCCGCGAGCCTGAAGGCCGTCGCCGCGACGGTGAGATTTACATCTCCGTTGATGTCGAGACTGATGGCCCGATTCCCGGCGACTGCAACATGGTCAGCGTGGGAGCGTCGCTCTGTGGGAAGTTCAAGTCGTTCTCGGGGTTCTCGCGCATCGACAACGGCGCGACCTTCTACCGCGAGTTGACAACGGAGTTCACCGGCGATCCCGACACGAAACGGTGGCTGGCTGGGCAGGGTTTTGAGATAGACAGCCCACAGGCGGTTCATCCCGCCACGGCGATGCGCCACTTCAAGGAGTGGGTCGAGCGGCTGTCGGATTCCTTCGAAGCGCGGGCGGTGTACGTGGCCTACCCGCTGGGGTTCGACTGGTCCTTCACCCACTGGTACTTCGAGCACTACCTTGGCCCGAAATCCGATCCCTTCGGGTTCAGCAACGCGCTCGACATCAAGACGATGTTCATGGCGAAGTCCGACCGCGCTCTGCTCGGCAGCCTGAAGCGCAACATGCCTCGGGAGGTCAAGCGCGTGAAGACCCCGCACACCCACAACGCCAAGGACGACGCAGTCGGCCAGGGCGAACTGTTCGCAAACCTGATGGAATGGAGGCCCTGATGTACAGGATGACGACGCCGTATCGAGACTTGACGATCTTCGGGGACGCTGACGACAACACGGTCGCGCAGATGAACAACTGCCTCGACGTGCAGTCCGGCTCCAAAGGTGTGCTGTGCGCCGACAACCATCTCGGTTACGCGCAGCCGGTTGGTGGGGTTGTGGCCTACCTGGAGCGCATCAGCGTGAGCGGCGTGGGGTACGACATCGGCTGCGGCAACAAGGCTGTCGAGACGAACCTCATGGCGGCCGACGTGGACATTCCCGCGGTTATGGATGAGATTGAGCGCCGCGTCGCCTTCGGCATCGGGCCGAACCCAGGCGAGAAGGCGCCCGACCATCCAGTCCTCGACTCCATCCGCGAGGCCGACTTCGCCCCGCAGCGGGCGCTGCTCGACAAGGCGGCGAACCAGCTTGGCACGGTCGGCGGCGGGAACCACTACGTGGACCTCTTCGAAGATCAGGATGGGAAGCTGTGGATCGGGGTCCACTTCGGCAGCCGCGGCTTCGGCCACACGACCGCCAACGGCTTCATGTGGATGTCGCGCGGCAAACCGTTCCAGACGAAGGCGGAGTTCAAGGAGGACTTGATGGCCGATCCCATCACCTTCCGCACCGACTCCGCTGAGGGCGAAGCCTACCTCGCCGCGATGAAGCTGGCGGGTGAGTACGCCTACGCCGGGCGCGACGTGGTCGTGGGCCGCGTCCTCGAAATCCTGGGCGCGGAGGCCGTCTTCGAAGTCCACAACCACCACAACTACGCGTGGGTCGAGGAACACTTCGGTGAGACCTGGCACGTCGTGCGCAAGGGCGCCACGCCCGCCTGGCCGGGACAGCTTGGCTTCGTGGGGTCCACGATGGGCGAGAACTCCGTCATCCTGCGGGGCGCGGAGGGTCTGGGGCACCGCGGCGAGCGCTCCGACCGGCAACTAGAGGCGCTGTTCTCGACGGTCCACGGTGCTGGGCGCGCGATGTCGCGGTCCCGCGCGGCCGGGAAGCAGAAGAAACGCTGGACCTGCAACAACCGGGACTGTGACTGGTTCCAGCCGAAGGGCACGCACAAACCGGACGATGGCAATTGCCCGAAGTGCGGCCACCCGAAACTGTCGAAGCAATGGGTGCAGATGGAGCAGGGCGAGATAGACTGGAACGCTGAACACGAGTACGTCACGCAGGCGAACAAGGTGGAGCTTCGCGGCGCTGGCGCCGAGGAGGCGCCGGGAGCCTACAAGCGGCTGCCGGAGGTTCTGGAGGTTCTGGAGGCGATGGGCGAGACCATCGAGGTCATCAACACGCTGCGCCCGTTGGGCGTGGCGATGGCGCCGAACGGGGTACCCGCCGATGATTGACCCCGATGAGGAGATACGGCGCGACTTGGAAGAACAGGCGCGCGAGGAGCAGTATCAGGAAGAACGCGAAGCCGAAGAATATCGGCGTCTGGAAGAGGAGGAATATTACCGTGAGCTTCAGGAAGCAGGTCTAGCATGACTGATTTCAAGCCGATGCTGGCGCACTCCAAGTCGCCCGACCCGGAGACGCTTGACTACCCCGTGCTGGTGCAGCCCAAGCTCGACGGCATCCGCGCCGTCGTGAAGGGCGGCCGCCTGCTCTCGCGGACGCTGAAACCGATTCCCAACGCTTCAATTCGCGCGGTGCTGGAGCAGCCGCAGTTCGAGGGTTTGGACGGTGAGCTAATCGTCGGCGATCCCACGGCGGATGACTGCTACCGGCGGACGTGCTCGTTCGTGATGGCGGAAGACAAGACTGACGAGGAGTGGACGTTCTACGTCTTCGACAAGCATGATTCCGATGCTCCCGTAGAGATACGTATCGACAGTGTTGTTCGCACTTTCGGCGCTACCGCCCCCGTTAAGCATCCCAACATCGAAACGATTATGACTAGTCCGGCGCTAAGTGCTGAGGCGTTGGCAGCCGTCGAGGCTTCCTGTATAGCGCACGGCTATGAGGGCGTAATTATTCGCACGCTTGGCAGCGCCTACAAGTTCGGCCGCTCCGGTAAACGCGGGCCGCTGCTGAAGCTGAAGCGCTACATCGACTACGAGGCCGAGGTTGTGGGGGTGGTCGAGGAGCTACACAATGGCAACGAGGCTCGGACGAATGAGCTTGGCCGCACTGAGCGGTCATCCCACGCCGAGAACAAGACCGGCAAAGGGACGCTGGGCGCGCTGATCGTTCGCGCCATCAACGGCCCGCATGAGGGCGTCGAGTTCAAAGTCGGGACCGGCTTCACTGCCGAGCAGCGCGCTGATTTGTGGTACGCAGAAGACTGCATCGGTCGCGTCGTCAAGATCAAGTCCTTCCCGGTCGGCACGAAAGACCGGCCGCGGCACCCGGTTTGGTTGGGATGGCGCGACCTGTCAGTGGACGGATGATGGGACTGAGCAAGGCACATAAGGAACTCATCAAGGATGCAGAAGAGGCAGGCGGCCGTGTCGTCAAGAAGGCAAAGGGCCTTATGATCCACGGACCAAATGGAAGCGCGATGATTCACACTACTACTTCAGACAAGCGGGCGCTCGCCAACGCGCGTGCTGACATCAAGAGAGCGGGGTTGGAGATATGAAGAATTATCTTTTCGTGAACGTTGATGAATGGTACGGTCTGTATGACGATACGGACCTAGTAAGCGAGCATCACTCGCTCAGTGTGCGCGAGCTTGCGCGCATCACTGGAGACAAACCATTCACCTTGCGTGCTCCAGAAGCGGAACTAACGGAGTTTGATGATTACGTCACCAACCACGGCGGCTGCCCGAAGACGCGGGCTGAGGCAGAGAAATTACTGGCAACGGAGGTCGGCGGGTGAGTAATCCCACCATTGCCGCCTTCCACACGATTCGCGCGGCCGCGGGCCTCACTTCCCAGCGGCCGCCTCGTCCTGGTGTACATACGCTGCCTGCCATCATCAAGGGACCATTTGTGCCTTTCTGGCGGCACCCGATTTGGTGGTGGAAGATGCGGCACTTGCGCGCTGATATACGATTGTTGGAGAGCGAAGTTGACCCGGCATTCTCGAAGCGGATGCGGGAACTAGAAGACGAGGCATTTCTCTACGGAAAGGGGGACGTATGAGCAAAATCGACACGCGCCCGCTGTGGCTCTGCGTGGACCCCGGCGAGACGACGGGCTTCAGCCTGTGGGACGAAGACGGCAATCTCGTGTGGGCTGACCAGCTTCCGATGTGGAACTTCATCGACGCTGTGTACCAGTGGGCCACGGACGGCCTCATCCCGCGGACGCTGATGGAAAATGACGAGCATCTGGATCACGACCTTGGCGCCGTGGTCTGCGAGGAGTGGCAGCTTTACCCCTGGGAGCTTCAGAACCTGGCCTGGGATAAATGCCGCACCGCCCGCGCCATCGGCGCGCTAACGCTGATCTGCCGCCAGTTCGGCAAGAAGCTGGTCTTCCAGGGCGCTGACATCAAGAACCCCGCGCAGGCCGCCGGGGCGGAGGCGCTGTACCTGGAACCCGTCCACGAGAACCGTCACGCCAACGACTCCATTCAGCACGGCGTCTTCTACCTCGCCAAGAACGGAGGCCCGCCCGCGTGATTGACGGAGTTGCACAACCGGCCGCCTTGAAGCAAAACAACAACGGCGTTGCTACGGTGACTGCACAGCAGCTTGCCGGACAGTATGGCGGGAAGTGGGGCAAGCGCGCTGTGACTGCCGCCGCCGTGGCGCAGTTGGCTTGGCCCGCAGTGAAGGCGGCGCGGGAATGGTACCGCGGCCGGAGCGGTAGCTACACCCTCACGGTGCAGGGCGAAGACACGCTGTACGCCGACATCCACGCGTGGGTGATGAAGCAAATGCCCGACATTGATCGGCGGGCGTTGACGGCTAGCACCGAAATCGACTACGACGCCGAAGACAACGAGGTACCGAGCATTCGGCTGGGCTTCGATGGCAACATTGAGCAGCAGATCACCATCGCTGGGCATCCGGTAGTGGTGAAGGTTGCGCGGGAGAACCTGCCTGACCGCATCAGCTTGTCGTCGGACAACTGGCGCATGAGCATGGAGAAAATCCTCTTCACCACTGACACGCTGGCAGCGCGCGAGGCCGTTGTGGAGGCTCTGGGCGCGCTCGCCGAGGAGAAGTACAAGAACGATGAGCCGCCCCCGTTGATGATGCCGAGCCGCTGGGGTGGTGGATGGCAGAAGCGTGCCGATCTGCCGACGCGCGGGATCGACTCCGTCATTCTGAAGGCGGGGCAGTTGGAGACGCTCTACACGGACCTCCGCAGCTTCCTGGACGCTGAGGAACGCTACGTGACGATGTCGCAACCTTGGCACCGTGGCTACCTCTTCCACGGACCACCTGGGACCGGGAAGACCTCCATTGCGCGGGCGCTGGCAACCGAGTTCGATCTGCCAACGTACTATCTGCCACTGGGCGACATCGCGAAAGACTCCGATCTGATGCAACTGGTCGCGGGCATCAAACCGCGCTCAGTCCTCCTGCTGGAGGACGTGGATAGCTTCCACGCGGCTACCGACCGCAGCGATGAGAAGGACCACGCCTCAGTGGCAACGCTGCTCAACGCTCTCGACGGCGTGTGGACGCCTCACGGCCTCATCACCATGATGACGACGAACAACCGCGAGGCACTGGACCCAGCGCTCATTCGGGCTGGCCGGATCGACGTGGATGAGGAACTAAGTGTGCTCGATGCAGATCAGGCAATGCGGCTCGCTGAGCGCTTGAAGCCTGGCGGACTGGACAACGCTGCTAAGTTTGTAGGGAGAGCGCCGTCAGAGTTGATCGAGCACATCCGCAATAACGAGTAAAGGAGAATCATGTTCAAGGCAATCGGCAAGGTAGCGCTCAATTTGATCCTGATCTTCATGGTTGAAGACCTCGTGCGGAAGGCCGTGCGCTTGGTTCGTGGGAGGCGGCCGAGTGCAGTCTGAGCCGCCGGTCGGATTCGCTGAAGTTGAGGAGCATCACGGTGGTGCCGACTTCGAAGCGCGTATTCGGGAGTTATTGGTGGAACAAGATCGGCTGTTGACCCCTGAGCAACGCGAGCGGCTGGAGAAGCGCGCGGCAGCCGCGGCGAGGGCGGCATTGGAAAAGAAGGTGGAGGTCAACGGCGTCCTAATGACGCGCCGGGAGTGGAAGCGCTTTATGGACGAATGTCCACACGAACACTTCGAGCACCCCGGCGTAACGTTGATGGACGGGAGCCGGATGTCGATCTGCAAACGCTGCAAACAAATCCAACACGAGGCCATTGCCAAAATGATCGAAAAAGGAGACTTTGATGACTGAGAGTGAGAAACTTCAACTGGTCGGACTCGCAACCCTCGTCATCGAGGAACGCAAGAAATTAGATCGCACTGAAGCTTCGATCTGCGCGTTTCTAAAAGAACACGATGTAGATGAAACCGATGCTCAGAACTGGGCTGGGGAACTCGTCTACAACGAGGGTGATGACCCCGCGGTGGCTGTGGAGCGCATTCTGAGTGTACTTGACCTGAAGGTTAAAGAGTGATTCGCGTCAAGGTTGAAATCGTTCCACACGGTAACGAGGACCGCGCTGAGGTTCTGGACACTATTCTCATCATCAACGATGGGACGATCCAGGCTCTCGGAGAGGATGAAGGCGGCTTCGGTAACTATGAAGTCCACGATGGCGGCTCAGCAGCGCACCTAAACAACGTGGACTACCCACATATGTATGCCTCTGGCTTCATCAAACACGTCGAGCGGAACCCCGACCACCGCACCTTCCTCGCTGAGCAGGCACTTGGGGTTGCCCTGGAAGCACGCAAACTGGAGAAAGAGGGCTTCTTCAACAAGCCACATAACGTCTTCGAGCGGCCGACGCGCGACTTCAAAGATGCTCCGAACACGACTGGACATGGCTCAGATGGTGAGGGTCAGTGATCTGGCCGTGGGTCAACCCCGTGGCCTGGCTGCGCGCCGTCGTTGAAGGGGTGTGGGGATGAGCCAGCCGGATCAAGAAGCTGCGGCGGTGCGACGGGCCTGGAGCTTTCTCTTGGGCCTCAGCAGCGGAGAGATAAAGCTGCGTCCCGCGGCTGACGTGCGGGCGGAGGCGCGCGACATCGTCAGACACTTCCCACTTGGCGGCGATCTGACCGAGGCTGCTAAGCGACACGCGCCTGAACTGCTCGGCAAAGTCGAACGTGAAGCTAATCAGCTTGCACATGAAGCGGCGAAAGAATCGGCACGCGCCGACGCCGCCGAGGAGGCTCTAGCGGAGGGCGCACGCCCTATTCCAGAGTATTTCCTCAATATGCCCTGATTAACTGGTGAAGAATCCCCGCCCAGTGCCCTGACCGCCAAGCGCGAAGTCAGCTAGAGCGTGGTTGTCCCACGCCTCCGGGCGGTTCATGATGTCCTGGGGACTGTCGGGGACCGTAAAGCGGGCGGGGTCGAGGATCGTCTCGCGCAGGCGAGCCTCCGCGCTGGGATCGTCGCGCTCGATAGCGACAATCTCGATGTCCTGGCCGCCTTCGTGGACGCGACCCCAATGCGCCAGCATCTTGGCGGCGACCATGTCGTCGTGTCCAGTGGCGGCCTCGAACTGATAGCGGCCGCTGGCCGTCAACGTGAACTCGTAGCTCTCGAACTCCTCACGCATGTCGCTGAGGATGCGCGCGCGGCCGTGCTCCAGATCGGCGGCCAGCAGACGGGCCATCTGCTCCTTCGACTGGTTCGTGAACTGGATGGGCTTGACTTCAACGCCTGCGGCGGTAAGGTTGTCGTAGACCACGTCGCCGATGCCAGTGGAGTCCAGCAGCGCAGTGACGCCCTCTACGCCGGGTTTGTTTTCCAACTCTTCGATGGCAACGGCTATGCGGTTCTGCTGCGTCGGCCAGTCCAGTTCCTGGAAGCGCTCGAAGTAACAAGGCATCCCGTCAGCCTCCCTGTCGGCGGTGATGACGGTGAAGTCCTGCTTCTTGGCGAGGTCGATGCCGACGAATATATTCCCCTGCGGCTCGACAATCTCATCAATGATGGAGCCGTCGCGTTCCAGGCCCATCCCGAAAATAGAGGCGCCAGCGGCCAGGAATTCGGCCATAATCTCCTGCCGGAAGATAATGGTCGGGAGTTCTTCCTGAGCGGCGTCGGTCTCGGCCTGTGGGATGTATGGGTTGTCGGTCTGCGCGAAGCGCCACGACTCGTAGCCGCGCTTGCCTTCCTGGCCGAGTTTCCACATCTGCCAGAACCAGTTGTGTCCACGCGGCGTGCTGATGATGAAGGCGTCGCCCCCGGTGTCCATGAGGGTCGGGCGGATAAGCTGCTGCCAGACGTTGTCCGGGATCAGGGCGGCCTCGTCCACGACGACGAAGTCCACACCCTCGCCTGCAAGGGAGTCCGGCGAGCCGCCGGAGTAGAACTCAATCATCGTGCCGTTCTTCAACTGGAGAATCTTCGTCGTGCTGGTGTAGGCGGGCGCCGGTTTCGCCAGCCACGACGGCGGAATCTGGTTGACGACCTCGCGGTATCCACGCGAGACGTTTTTGTACGTGTTAGCGATCCACCAGATCATCTGGTTAGGCTTGCGCGCCCGGCGCACGATTTCGTGGGCGGCGACCTTCGTCTTGCCCCAGCGCCGCCCGGCGGCCAGGGTGCGGAAGCGCGCCTCCGAGTTGAGGATGTCTTCCTGGCCGCCGCTGTGCGGGATCAGGAGGCGCTTGCGGAGTTCGTTGCGAGCGCGTTCTAGCGCTTCCGGGTTGTCGTGCGCTAGCGCTTCAGCGCGAGCGCGCTCATTCGCCATCGGCGGCGTCGCCCGCGATCTTGCGTGCCAACTCCGGGTCGTCTATGGCGGCACCAAACAGATCGTCGGCCGCCTGCGCGGGGTCGATGCGCTCCGACTCGTCTAGGGCGTCGCGGGCGGGCGCAATCTCTTTGCGGATTTTGATTATCTCGTCCACCGTCAGTTCGTCGGGGTTTTCGAGCCGCGCGGCGATGGCGGCGTCGGTGCCGCGGACGATGCGGCTGACGCGTTCACGCATGAGGGCGTGGATTTTGTTCGTGACCTGAGAGTCGTGGCGCCAGTTGATGATGGTGTTCTTGACCGGCACGTCCTCGATTTCGGCGAACTCGCTGTGGACCGTCTCGGCGATCTGTTTGTTCGTGGCGCCGTCAACCCAAAGCTCCGCAATGCGGTCGCGGAGACCGTCAACCCGATCCAGGGTGTTCGTCATGCCCATCCATCCAGTATACCGCAAGCCCACTGCCGGGATTGAACCGGCGACCTCTCCGTTACGAAGGGAGCGCTCTGAGCCGTCTGAGCTAAGCGGGCAAGGCCAGGGTACCACGAAGAAGGACCGCCCCTATCCCACGGCGCTTAGGGGCGGTGATGCTGGCGGGAGGCGACAATGTCGCGTCTACTTGGGACCAGCGGCAGCGTGAGTCCAGGGTCTAGAAACTCCCGGCTCTGGAGGTTTAGCCTTCCCTCCAGAACCAGCGTATCACGTAGGGCAAACAAAACTCCCCCTATCCCACATTTGGGGGAGAACAGCGGCCGGAGGGCAGTGGGACCGGCTAATGTCGTGCCTTAATCGGACAGACAGTGTATCACGCCGAGAGGTTCGGGAACTTGACGGGCGTGACCTTCTTCCGTGCCTTGATCGCAGCGACGATGTAAGAGCCGAATCCGACCGCGGCCAGCGCGAAGGTGACGAGCGTACCCGGATCGACAGTGACGCCGACGACGCCAGCGGCAAGCGCTACAACGGTAGCGATGGCCGTATAGGCGGCTACAGGCTCGGTCTCAGTTACAGTGGGCTGAGTGGACAATTTTACCTCCCCTCTAGTCAGTGGGTGATGTGGCGATGCTCGATGATAGCAAGGGTGTTGGGCGTCCGGTTGTGCTTGATGTCGTCAAGCACCGCGAGAACCAGGGAAAGGGACGTGCCCCAACGCGATTCACCAAAGCCGCGGACGATGGCCGTCGCGGGCGCGTTGGCGCGCAGCCGCCGCCGGATGACCTCATAGCCGAAGCCGTTCTGTTTCAGGGTGAGGATGGTGGCCTTGATGCCGTCCTGGGGCGTGTCGTAGTTGCGGACGCAGACTGAATTGGCGCAGGTCGAGCCGGGTAGCGGCCAGGTCGTGTTGTAGGGGTTATTGATCCCGCCCGGACCCTCAGTCTGCTGCTCGGCGGCCAGCGCGCGGCGCGTATGCAGCGTGACCTCCGCTCCGAGTCCTTTGGTGATAGCAGCGTTGAAGTTGCCGACCGTGTAGGCACCCGCAGACGGCGCCCCAAACAGCAGGGCGAAGACAACCGCGAGTGAGACGAGGAAGCGCTTCATGGCCGCAGGAGCACTATGTCGCGCTTCCGGCGCTTCCGGCCGCCGGTCTTGATCTGGGGCAGTTTCCGCTTGTGGTCGCGAACAATCCGCTTACGCTTGTTGCGCGCGACGTACTGCTTGTGGAAGACTGCGGAGATGCGGTGTGCGGTTTCCTCGCCGATCTTGCCGTCAACCTCCAGGCCCTGGTCACGCTGGAAGTCCTTGACTGCATCGACAACGGCGTCCTTGTACTTCCAGAAGTTGCGCGACAGGTAACCGTGTTTCTTGCCTTTGGGATGGATGAAGGTGAGGCGTTTGGTGTACCAAACGACGCGTTTGCCCTTCATCCCATGCTTGAGCACCTTGAACGGACCAGGGAAGTCGCCCGGTTCCGCGGTGCAGTTGACGTGCCACCACTCAGAGAAGGCTTCGGTCTTGAACCACTTGAAGCGCGCGCCGTGGTCATCAATCCAAGAACGCATCCAGGTGAGCTTCAGGTCTACGGCCCGGCCGCAGCCATGCTCAGACGTGCCAGGCACCGCTGCCGGCGGCCCACCGGCCTGGAAGACGGCCCAAGTGTGGTTTTGGCCCGGAAGGTCGCGGTACGTGCTCAGTTCTGGCCCAGTCGGTTCCAGTCCAGCCTTGGCGGGACCAGCTTCCCAAGCGTACGCGCAAGGCTTCAGCAGACGGCCGTAGGGCTTGATGGGCGCCAGTTGCGAGTCCGGGAAGCGGCCGTTATTCGAGCAGGGCATGAAGCTAGTCTAGCAGTTCTGCGGTTGCATGATCGTGCGAGATTGGCTCAAAACGTGGCATTTTGCCATGTTTTCGCACGATCATGCAGGAACGCGGAGCTTGGCGCCGAGCGTGAAATTGGGAACCGCGCTGTAGTAAGGCAGTGCGAGACCAGCCTTGTAGGCTGCCTGCGACGCCGAAGACGACTCAATCGGCCACTCCCAAGTGCGGTTCTTCTCGAAGATGTTCCAGTTGAACCAGATCAGCGCCTTGACGGCTGGGAAGCGTTCCGGTAGCGCCTTCGTGAGGAGGTTCGTCAACCAGGCGGCCTTATTGCCGCCATTCTCGACGCAGCCCGTCTCGCAGATCATCATCGGCCGATTGGGGGCGAGTAGGCGCAGCCGGTCGTACGTTGCCTTGAAGACTTCGTAGGGCGAGTGCCACGGTTCAGCGCGGTTGTAGCCGTCGATGCCGACCCAATCGACGTATGCCTCGCCGGGGAAGTAGGGCGCGGGATCAGAGGCAGAATCCCAGATCGTGTTTGGGCACCAGACGAAGCTGACGTTGGGCGCAATGGCGCGGATGCGGGAGACGTAGCGCCGCCAGGCAGCCACAAAGCCGGACTTGCGTCCCCAGCCGAACCACGTTCCGTTCATCTCCCACCCCGGCCGCAGGAGGATCGGGTAACCCCACGCCTTGCACTTGGCGGCGAAGGCGTCGATGGTCGCATCAAGCGAGCCGGAGTTGATGCTATCTACCGGGAAGTCCACGGAGATGAGTGACACGGCGCCACGCGTTTTGGCAATGTTGAGGGCGTTCGTGTCGAGCGCGCCGAACGGCTGTCCCCAATGCAGGATCGTGGGGGCGCGACCGGCGTGCTGCGTCCAAAGGTCGTAGGTCTGCGTATTCCAGGGGGCGTCGCTGAGGCCGTAGGGTTCGCCGTCTGCGCGGGCGCCCTGATAGATGGCCTTGGTGGAAGTCTTGAATGCCACAGAGCTAGCTTAGCATGCAATCCACTGAATTTTGACGTTGGTATTGAGCGTGCCGCCGCTGACGGTCGCTTGAATTTTGAAGGTGGTAGAGCCTGGAGTGCCAATGATATTTGGAATAACAAATATGCTGCCCGACTTAACGGGACCAAACGCTATTGCCGTTGGGGTCGTTCCAAGCCCGTGGGTAACGGTAACTTCGTTTGAGAAAGCGCTCGAAGAGAAGGTTACTTCAGCAACCCCCCGAGCGATTGGGATTTCCGAGCCAGCCGGTCCCTGCGGACCAACTGGACCTTCCGGTCCTTCTGCACCGTTGGCGCTGCCGAAAGCGCGGCCGCCGCTGCGGGCTAGATCATCAGTCTCGGAGACCTTGCGAGCGCCACGCTCAGCGCCGGACACAGACATATCACGAGGATCACGCGCCAAATTCTTCACCGCCTTCATCAATAAGTACCGGCACCGTCGTTGCGGCACCTGACTCGCTAATGTCAAAGCGAACCTGATAGATGCGAACTTTACCGTTGAAGAGAGTTACGTTACCAAATACGGCGCGAGCCGTTGCCGTGTCGCCCAAGTTGAAGTCCGTCCCATAGATAGGCACACGACCTTCGTTATCAGCCCGATCAAGCGTCATGGCAACGACGTACCGCGGGTTCTTTTTGATGCGAATGACCTCTTCCAGCCATTTTTCACGCAAGGTAGAGTCGCTAAGACCGTAGGCATCAGCAATAGCTTCAAAGCGGCCGCGGTAGGATTCTGACGTGGCATCGTTCTTCACCTTGACAATCGAGCCTTCCGTCTCTACACCATCGTCAGGGAGATGGAACGCACGGTTAGTGAGGTTGGAGAGGTCGCGCACGTAGTTCATGGAACGCACGTTCTTCTTGCCCCAACCCCGCTCAAACGAAGCTTTCGTTTCCACACCGATAGTTGGTTTCGCGACGAACAGCCCGGTTTTAGTTTCGGGTTCAGCGAGGTACGGTTCCATGCGCCAGTCGAAGCCATCGAACCCGTGCGCTAGATCGTTGACGCACGATAGCGCCGTCTTGTAGGGACCAGCCTTGTAGTTACCTGATCCAGAAGCGCTGTATTCGCCTTCAGCCGCCAGCTTAACGCCAGAGTCACCTTCACCGTTTACTTCGTTGATGATTTTGCGCGCCGTTTTTGCCTTGTCTCCGCTGTGAGCAGTTCCACCAGAAGACTTGCCGGTAAGCCGCCGGGAAAGCTTCCAGGCCGCGTCCGCGGACGTGATCTTCACGGTCGGCATTAGCTGCCCATCGTCCTGCGCCAACTCAGACGTGATGACATAACCGTAGTACCGGAGTTCTTTATCCTGATATACCCGAAGTTTAGTATCTTCTGCCATCAGCGGGACCAAAAGATCGTTATCTGCCCGGACACTGAACGATGCGGTTGACGCACGGTTCAGTGCAAGCGTCACCGTGCGATCCTTTGCATTCAATACCTCACCGATACGTTTGCCATCCAGTTGGCACAACTCAAACGTCCACATTAGAGATAGGTATCGTAGTAGGAAATTACGCAGCGCCCATTCGGGCAAAGCAGCTTCGTTTTACCTGGGCGCAACTTGAACCAATTGCTTTTTTCAAATTCTAGCCAATCGTAAATGTTGCCAAATACATTGCTGAGAAAGATCGTACGGTTTTTGGTGTCAATGGTTACAGTAGCGCCTTCTTCAAGAACACCAAATTCAATAGATAGTTCCTCACCAGTGCTTTCGTTTATAAGCCGTAGAGGCCCTGCCATTGGTCCATACAGCACCGCTTTGAAATCTGCTGGAGCATCACCGGCATTTTCGATTTCAATCGGCGTGGTGTAGTAAACGGTCGTTGAGATAGCATCAACTTCAGCAACAACTGCTTCAATGTTAAGCTGCTCTGATACGCTTATCGCCAGACCCCAGTTAGCCGATTCAACATCAGCTTTAGTGAGCGTGTTGCCCCAAAGATGCCATTTACCCCACCCCGGAGAAATTGCCGGGTTAGGTATAGGCATCACAGCCTCCGTGCCGGGGAAGATCGTAACGGAAGCCTGATTTTCCCCGCCAATTACGCCGTTCTTGATGATCTGACCTTTAGTGAGGCGAACCTGGCCAACACCGCTTGCCAAACGCCCCTCCACGAATCCTTCGATACCGAGCATTGACGCTCCCGTGGGGAAAACGTGTCCGAATGACGTACCGCGCAGCCAGTTGCTGATTGAAGATTTTGGAAGGTTGACAGATGCGCGAACATTGTCAGAGAGTTTAATGTTACTCGGGTTCGTCCACGCCACCGTTCCGATCCCCGCTTCGGTCGCCCCCGCCCCAGCGAATTTTGGACCAGAGGTAAATACTGGCAGTTCTTTCACGTTTTCAACGGTGGAAAACATCTCAGCGTCGTTGCTGTATAGCGGAACCTGGAACTCTTTGACGTACCCTTTCGTAATACGCAGCGGCTGTTGCCGCCGAACATTGAGGCGCACGCCCGCGGTCGGGCCACCGAGGGGATAATGCGTCAGTTTGGCATCCGCGCGCATCGCGTTAGCGGATGCCTTCAACTTGCCGACCTTGGTATTACGGTCGGTCGCCGATGATGCAATAATGACGCCGCCAAGAACGACCGGCCGCCCCGCGAAGAAGTTGTTGCCCTGTACCTGGCCGTCATCTTCCGTGCGGTCCTGTACGTCCTCACGAATATCAGGGCTATCTAGTCCTGAAGATTTTTCTGGGTCAAGCGATCCAACGAAATCGGGATCGCTTGAGTCGTTGAACACTGCCCGTGGACCGTTTTCCCGGTAGGTAACGTTATCGACCTGCACGTTATAGGTGTCATTAGCGACAGCGGAAGTGCCAACTACGACGAGCGTGGCACGAGTAGCGTTGGCAGGGGCGGTCGCCAGCGGCACCGTAAGCTCAGTTACCCCAGTGCCAGTAAACAATTCACCCTGCGTCGTACTAAGGAACACGCCGCCGTTATACCAGTCAATGCGCAGACGAATGCCAGATTCAAGCTTGTCGATGACGTTCACAGCGGCCGTGGCAGTGTACTTGTTTCCTGGCTGCGTGTCTCCTTCTGGGGTAGTAGTCGAGTAGGACATCGTCCGCGCAGTAGCCGTGTTGTCCTTTTTTCCTTTCAACGCAGCTACGAATCCGCCGCTGCTACCTGCGAAAGTCGCAGCTTCGCGCGTCGCGGTAGCTTCCGTCCAGCTTGCGGCAACCAGCGACCAATTAGCCAAATCAGTCTCAAAGCTTGGATTCAGCGTTTGATTATCACTTGAAATTGGCGCTGGTCCTTCAAGCACAAATTTGCAGCCGTATTCTACGCCGAGCGAGGTCATCAGAGGTTCGCCAACTCGAACGCCTGCTGACGCGTCCAGGTGTGGGGATCAGGCGGTGGGGCGGCGAAGTAGTTGTTCACTTCGTTAACGGTACCAGTTCCCCCGCCCTGCGTCAAAGATGCGAGAGCCGCGCTTGACTGGCTGACGGCTTTCGTGATCGCGGCGGGGGTGTAGTTAGGCGTGCCTGCTGGCTGAGAAGCCGCCGAATAAATCGACGTGTCAGGAGAGACACCCCGGAACTGGACACCCGTGCCAGTAATGTTGCTGGCGAAGTCTTTGTAGAGGTTTTCGCGCGCCTCGCTAAGCGAAGCGGTCTGCTCACCGATAGTTCCCTGGCCGCCGTTGGTCAGCGATTCTTCGCGAAGCTGCTTTAGCTGTTCTCCCTTTTCAATGTCGTCCGCTACATTAGGCGTTCCAAGCGCGGCGTTGTACTCACGTTCTGCAATCTCCACCATCTGCTTGCGGGCGGCTTCTTCATTGCCCGTGTTGCGTTCGATTTCAGCTTTGATTAGCCCAGCACGCGCTGATTCCATCTCAGATGATTCCCCAGCAGCTTCAGAGTACGGGGCATCAATCACGCCGGTTTCAATATCGGTCAGTTCCTGAAGGTCGCCGCCGGTTTCGAGCAGCGAGTCTTTCAACTGCGGCTCGGTCTCCGTTTTGAGTTCGTGTAGCTGTTCTTTCGCTTCCTTGATGATTTTCAGCGCGGCGTCGCGTTCTTCTTTCAGTTTCTTCTGGCGCTTTTTCCATTCGTTGATAGTGAATTTTTTGGCGCGTTTCTTCGCGTTGAAATCCTTAGTGGATTCGTTTTTGTTCTTTTCCATCGCGCTGTAGTCATGTTCCAGGCTGCCGAGCGTCCCGCCGACGTGGCTCAGTTCTTTGCGGATGCCTTTGACCGTCTTGGAGGCGGTATTTTTCTGTGCGTTGATCTGTTTGACAACTTCCGGGAGTACCGGGCTGCGGATCGTTTCGTAATCGCGCATGACTGCGGTTTTATATTTACGCAGCAATCCGAAATTCCATTCGTTCATACGCCCAGCGGCAATCTCCCGTTCCTCGTGTTCCAACTCCGAGCCATAATGCCCTTCTTCGATTTCAGCGTCTTTTTCTAGCTGGTTGAACCGCTTGCTATATACAAGCGCATCGCTCGGGATGTAGTGGTGGCGCTTCGGGTTGATGGGCGGCGGGTGCGGGCCTGGGCCTTTTTTTGCAGCAGTGCCTTTTTTGCCCGAAGATTTTTTGCCTTTGCCTTTTTTGTACGCAGGGATGACTTCATAGCCAAGGTCGCCCGCAGCATCTTCAAGGTACTGTTCGTTGGAGGACCGGAACGCCGGGTTAGTAGCGATCACGTACTCAGGATGCTGCGGTGCCTGCTCACCAACCAGCATCGTCGGCCGGTTGACGCGACGCGACGGTCCCGACTGACGCGTGACTGCCTGTTCGTTCGCCCGCTGAAGTTCGCGGTCGTTGATTCCACCCGTGGCGAAGTTAGAGTAGTAGCCAACCGCCGGGCCACCAGCGAAGCCGCCGCTCTTGTGCGTAACGACGTTGACGGTAACGGTTTTGCTTGACGGTAGCGATGCCAGGGCGCTCTGCACGGAGGAGATTGCGCCGAGTGCCTGCGAGTTGGTGGCAGTGATGTTCAATTTGTAGTTCTTTGCGGCACGCTTACCCGCGCCTTCCGCCGTCTTTGCCTTCGCGCTCGCATCATCAATAGCCGTGATGCGTGCCTGGTATTTTTGAGACGAAACGCGCTGTACGTTGTGGTGAAATGCGTTAGCCGCCGCGCCAGACTTGTCTTCAGCTTTCAACTCCGCTTTGTACTGTTTAGTGACAACCGCCGTCAGGTGGCTGCGCAGCCGCTGGATAGCCTGCTCAGCAGAGCTAGAGTTGGCAAGAATCCGCACCGTTGATTTAGTGCCAGACAGCCGCTGCGATAGCGAGCTTAGCCGTTTCAGTTTCGTCTGCGCCTGCGTGTCATTAGCGCCAACTTTGATCGTGGCGCGCGCACCTTCAACGCGGTTCGTCTGTTTCTGAAGCCGCTGAAGTTTAGAAATCGTCTGGTCGGCGCCCTGGGATTTAACGGCAATGTTTTTTACATCACCGCCGCGGCCGAGTTTAGTCAGCCGATTGCTAAGCGTAGTGACGCGCTCGATGTCCTTCGGGTCAACGAAGTTGCCGACCTTCCGCGCGACGTTCTGGCCCTGCGCCTTCGCCATTTCCCGCAGCCCTTCAGCGGCCTCATGCGTCAGCGGAGCGAGGTTCTTTGCCTGCCGTTCGAAGGGAATACGCGATAGCGTGACTGCGCGTTCCAACCCCGGCAGTTCCCGCATAACCTGTGCGCGCTCGCGCTCTCCCTCGGCCGCTTCTTTTGCGGCCTGGCCCTCTTTGCGGTAGGCGCCCGCGAGACCCTGACCAAGAACGCTGCTTGGCTTCGGTCCTTTACCTTCGCTGCTTTTCTTCGCGACTTCAATCGTCCGTTCGGCGGTTTCGAGGCGCGCTTTGGCTGCCTTGAGTCCATCTTTGTCCGCACGCACGGCTACGGCAGCGGCATGGCCGCGCGCCTGTATGGCCGCTGCCTGCTGCCGTTCAGCAGCGTTGAGGCGTTCAACAGCCGCCGTCTGCTTGGACATTGGAGCGCCCTGGTTGGTGACTTTCATCAAATGCGCGCGAGCTTCAGCGACGCTCTCTGAGACCGACCCCGAGCGCTGCAAGGAGGCAGTGTAGTTATCGGATGCCACCGCGATGTGATTCAGCGCATTGGGGATTTCATTGCTGCCTGCCTTGAAGGCCGTGACAGCCTGTTCGAACTGCGATTCTGAGTCAGCGAGGCTGGCAATCAAGAATCCCATGCTGGCCAGCGCGACCGGGGCGACCAACGGCGTTGCCAGGAGGCTCGTGAAGAGGCCAACGCGCGTCGTAGCGGCCGTGGCGGCGGCACCGGAGCGGCCGAGTCCCGCAACCAATTCTCCACCGCTGGCGGCAGCCGCTGCCGTGGATGCCGTGCGGAGCAGGCCGAGGCGGGTGGCGAGCGTGCCGATGGCATCGGCGTAGGACATGACTTTCGAGGAGACCCACAGACCGGCCAGTGCGATGCCGACCCCCTGGAAGACCTGCTTCAGCCCAACGAGGTCGTCGGCGGCGCTGACGAGGTCGCCGATCCAGGTGACAACCTGGAGTAGTCCGTTGGCGACAGGGGCGGTCGCACGCGAGAACTCGAACAGGAGCTTGGTCAGGTGGCCCAGCGAGGACATGAAGTCTTCGGTGGCTACCTGAGAGTCATCGAAGAATTCAGACAGCCCACGTTTGCCGGACGCCGTCTGCGTCCACTTGTCCCAGCGCTGGATGACCTGATCCAGCGATTTGACCAGGCCATCGCCGGAGTCCGCGGAGGCGTCAAAGATGTGGGTGAGCAGCGAGCCGGTGTGCTGGGTCAGATGTCCGAAGTCCCGCATCTGATTGACCATCCCGCCGACATCGCTCTGCAAGTCCTTGCCGCCGCCAACCGCCCGCTCCAGGTTGTCAGCCCACTCAGCAAAGCCATTGGACAGGCTTGGGAGGAAATGCGCCCCCGCGGCCGAGAGGCGGCCGAACATTGCAATGAGTGATCCAAACCCACTGGCGAGGTCGGGAATCGACGCCCGGAAATCGGACATGATGTTGCCAAGAATCTGTTTCGCCTCCGGGGAGCGGAGCGACTTCATCCAACCCTCCCACGCCTTGCCTGCGACCTGCGTGGTTTTAACGCTTTCATCGGCGAAGGCAGGCAGTAGCGCCTGCGCCGTCTTGATGCTCTGGCCCATCGCATCGAACACCGCGGGGCGGGCGCCCTTGGTGAGGGTCTTCCACTGATCCTTCAGGCCACCGAGAGACTGGAACGCCTCACGCGCTACCGGACTGACACCGTGCAACTCATGGTTCAGCCGTTCCTGCGCCGTGGCGACCTCATCGCTGCCCTTGCCATATTTCAACTGCGCTTTATGCAACGCCTCGCTAGCTGCCGAGACTTCTTTGAATTCACCGATCATCGGGCCAATGACGAAGCCGACGCCTGCCGCCGACAGCGTCAGGCCCGTGAGGGCGCCCGCACCAACGGTAGCGGCGCCGACCAGGCCCTCTCCAATGGTGCCAGCCAGTGCCGTGAGGCCGCCGCCCAACTCGAAGATCAGCGGGCCAAGCAGCGCGAGGCCGGTCCCCAGTCCTTTGAAGCTCGTGGTAAGCGGTCCAATGCGAATGCTAGTGTCACCCAAACGCGACAGCCACCGTCCCCAGACGGTATTGTTGCGCTGAATCTCCGGGTCAAGATCAGCGACGCTGCCGCCCAAGCGCTCGATTTTATGTTTGACGTAGTCTGCCTCAGCGGCGACCCGCTCCAGCTTGCGCGCCTCCTTCTCAGCGGTTGCAATAGAGTTAGGTGAGAACACCCGGCGGCTGGACTTTTCCAAACCAATTTGGCGGCCGCGTAGTTTCTCGTACTCCGCGGAGAGCCGTGCGACCTCGGCGCGATGCTTGATGACATTGTCGGTGGCACGGTCGCGCTCTACAGACAGACGATGCTCTGCTTTGGCCTGCTGGAGCGCAGAACGTTCGCTAAGCGTCCGCTCCTTGGCGAGCAGGCGCTCAGCGTCGTGCGCTGCTTTGACCTGCCGCGAGTCAATTTGAATCGTGCGCTTTTTATCCGTGAGCGCTTTAAGCTGCGCCTCCGCCGTTGCGATTTCTTTGTCGAAGTGTTTCTTCGCCAGGTCGAGCGTTGCCGTCGCACGACGCATTTTGAAATAGTCTAGTTCGCCTTTCGCCTCGTGGATTTGTTTATCGAAGTCCGTCTTTTTGAGGTTAAGCGTTGCCTCCGCTTTCTTGCGCGCAAGCTCGGCGAAGTCACGGTCAACTTTCGCCTTGAAGGCAGCAAGCTCTGCCTCCCCAGGACCAGCGTTGACGTGGATGTCAACGTACGCCTCGCCAACGCGGTCCCCAGGGGGCATTACCGACTACCTCCTTCCGTCAGGCCCATCTCTTTGGCCCAATCCTTGTGAGTCGCCATCCAATCCTGGCGCTCACGGTCTTTAGTCACTTCCTGCTTTTCTACCGCAGCCCGAGTGACCAGCGCCTCAGTGACCAAGAAGTTGGTCACGTCATCTTCGCTGAATGTCGGGAGCGGCATTCCTGACTCCTTACAAGTCCAGAATATCCTCGTCGCCAGACTCGATCCCACGAAACTTGCGGAAATCGGCGGAGACCTCCAGGCCGCCAATGTGGTGCCCCTTCACGTCCATATCGCGCCGCCGCGAAGCAAGTTCGACCAGGACTTCCAGGTCTGGCGTCGGGACCGTCTCTTTGACCTCCTCCGGGGTCAGCGACGGCTCAACGAGGGTTTTGCTAACGAGCCACTGGTGGAAGCCCGCGAGCTTGGTCAGGTTCTCCTTTTTTTCCTCCGGCGTCGGCTCCTCATCTGGGGCGTCGGCCTTCGGCAGCGTTGGAACAGCGTACTGAAGCAGATCGTTGTCCAACTCACCGGCCTGCGCCATCTTGGCGAGGTTGGGGATGGTGATGTTGACGACGGCTCCCGAGGGGAGCGTCACGGTGTGGACGCCTGCTTTCTTCCAAGCGCTCTTACTGACGGGTTTTGGTGCGGTGCTGCTGGTCACTTGTGTCCTCCTTGGACTGTAGTTTGTCGATGCGGTCGCGGAGTGCGGCCGCCTGCTGGTTCACCCAACGCGAGTCCCGATACAGCTTCTTGGCATCAGCGGCCAGGGCTGCGGCGTCATCGCGGAGCGTGTCTAGAGTGACTGCCTCCATTCAACTAGCATAGCAGTCAAGAAGAAGACCGCCCGAAGGCGGCCTTAGTGACACGCAAGCTAGGTTGAGCGGGGATCAGGTAGCGACCTGATTTTTGACGGTGGCTTTGACGAAGCCTTCCGCGTGACGCTGCGCAGCGCCGCGAACGGCGGCCGTGACTGGCGCCCCACCGGCATCCGGCTCGATGGGGAACTCGGTGTACGCCGTTTTGGGGATGACCAGGGAGAGGCTGTTGTTGACCGAGGCGCCCGCGAATTCGAAGGTCAGGTTTTCGGTCGTGAAGATCGACGCGCTCTGCGTCGTTCCAGCTTCCGCGCCGTAGTGAAATTTGTTGTACTCTTTCAGGTCTTCGACAATGTAGTCGAAACCGAGCGTGACGGCCAGCGGACCCTCAACGATGTCGAATGGAACCGAGTCGTCCGTCTGCTGGACGGTCAGGTTGTTCGAAATCGTGAGTTCGAACGAGGAAACGAGGCGGGTTTCCGCGCCGCCGATTTTGACGGTCGCGTTGTTGAAGTTGAGCGGGGCGGCAGTGGAGGTTGCCGGGGGCGCAAGTTCCGCAGACCATTCCGCAGCTTTCCGCACCGCGGAGCGGCCCTGGAAGCTGGCAGCGACGGTCCCCGGCTGGCCGGTGGCCCAGGAGAGCGAAAGCTCATCAACTTTGAGGTCGTTGAACTGCTCGAAGAGGGTTGCGCCCTGGCCCTTGCCGACCGTGACGTACGGCAGGGCAGCGGCCGCGGAGATTTTGTGCGTGAAGTTGGTCGAGCCTTCGTGGGTCGCTGCCCCGAGGGCGTATTCCAGAAGGTGGTGAATCGAGGCGTCGCGAATGTACGCCGCGGGCTGACCCTCAGACCCGGTCTGCGTGACGAAGAAGTCACCAGAGTTACGCGAGGAGTCCGTCTCGGAAAGCTGATCGGTCTGACGCGACGGGCTGATGTTGCCGTCCGTGAACAGCAGGGTGTCCTGCCATTTCGTCGGTTCGACGCCTTTAGCGGACTGCTTGGCGACGGTCCAGAATGCCTGATTTCCGCGAAGACCAGTCATTAGGAAATAACCTCAACGTTCGTGAGGTACGTGACCTGCTCGGCAACCTCCGGCGGTACATCAACGTAGGAATTCTCGTCCTCGAAGGTGATGTCCTCAGTGTTGGCAAGGCTGACTACCAGTGGGTAGTCAATCTCAACGTCAGCGGCCGGGGCGAGCGTGACTTCGGGAGCCTCTTCGACCGGGGAGTCCTCTGCTGGCGACTCGTCACCAGCGGGCGAGCCTGCGATCTTTGGCGTCGTCTCAACTAGGTCTTTGGCGATGGCTTCCTGCTCAGCCACTTCGGCGGCGCGCTCCTCGTCAGAGACGAGAGAGGTCTGGGACGACGGGGTCATGCTCCGCAGTGTAGCACAGGCATCAAGCAGAAGTCTCGATGAGGGCCGAGTTCTGGGCCTTGCCCGTGACGGTCGCCATCAGGCGGCTGATGTTGCCGCCGGGGTCAGGTGGGAAGTCGATACGCGTGATCTGGTAGAACCAGAGATGTTCGTCGGCGCCGACCGCGCCCTGGTTGCCATCGGCCTTCAGCGCGCGGCGAATACGCTCCGCCCATTCCTCAACTGGAGCGGGGTCAATCGTGCGATCTGGGTCCACTTCGGGCGCCCACTTGCCAAACAACTGAATGTAGATAGTGGGTTCCAGCACCAACTCGTTGCCGAGCGGAGACGAAGTCGAACCCGGATAGGTAGCACCAATTGCGCCTTCGCGACCTTTCGAATCATGCAGTTTATCGTCAAGGAATTTGATGCCCTCAGTCGAAAACTCAGCTTCGAGCGCCGCCTTGATGCGCTGGCGCAGTTTGGTCTCGGGGGCGGTGACAGCCATCAGGGCATGTTAGCGCGAATGATGCCCATGATGCGGGCGGTGACGAAGCGAAGCGCGTTGCGCATGAAGTGGGTTGCCGGGTTGCCGGGGTGCAGGACCGGGCCGCGCACCGGGCCGAATTCGTCGCCCATCAGCGTCTCCGACTCCCAACCGATCCAGTGTGGTGCGGCGCCCTCCTCCTGCGGAATCGCGTGCGGGAGGGAGCCGGTCGCAAAGCCTTTACCGGTAGAGTGAACCGATCCCGCCAGGCCACCGGAGCGCTTTGGCGCCAGCATGGCGGCAACCTGCGCGCCCAAGTTGCTGGCATCGCGCTGCGAGCGCTGGGCGCCGACCGATAGGGCCGCCGCGAAGCGCCCAAACTCGTCACGCCACTGGACGCTCGTGCTGATTCCGATGTCAGCCATGCTCAGAGCGCGATGCGCCGGTACGGCTCTAGCAGAGCGGTGATGCGTGCCGGAAGCTGCGACTGTTCGTTCATCCGCTGGTAGACGAAGTTAAGGTCAGCGATGCCTTCGGCCTGAATATCTCCCTGCGTGCCCTCTTTCTTGCGGAACTCATCCACAAGCCACACAACCGCCTGCTTGACGCTCGCCGGAGCGCCGCCAGGCCAGCCAAATTTCGCGGCGACCTGCACGCTGGCGTACTGGCGGGCGCGACCTGGAGTCGCGAGCAGTACGTCTTCGTTGCGCGTGAAGCCCATCAGTGGCGACTGCCGCGGGACGCCGGAGAAGTCGATGAAGTAGAACGTCTCGCCCTCGCGCGGGCCGGGGATGAAGTTCTGCCCCGTCAGAGGCTGCCCTCCCACGGTGACGGCCGTCACGTCCACGAAGTCGTCGGTCTCCAAGATGCCTGAGCCATCGTAGTTGTAGGTACGCGTTTCGATGGTGCCCGCCTGACCGAAGTCGCGGCCGGTATAGCGCAGAACGGCATCTTCAGCGGACGCCAAGGCAGCCTCCGTGGCTTCGTCGCGCTCCGCAGACGCTTCAGTGATTTCACGCCGTTTCTTGTATTCGTCCAGCGTGATAATTTTGCTCCCGCCGCCGACAGCAGAGGGTTTCGTGTAGATGATTTCGCTCATCCAAGCTCCTCCACGATTTCCAGTTCCTTGTAGGAATCGTTCGGGATCGACTGTACCTTGCCGGTGGCCCACGTAATCTCGAATTCCATTTTGTAGACGCCAGGCGTCCCAGTGTCGGCGGGTTCTTCGCCCGCGGCAGCCTCCCATTCATATGAGATTTTGCCGTTGGGGGCATCCGTGATGTCCACCGGGCCGGTTTTGACCGTGACGGTGTCAGATTTCAACAGGATGCGAACTTCGGAGGCTTCCGTCAGGTCGATGGCCACATCGCCGTCGCCTTTCAGCGTGGCCGTGAGCGGCGGCCAGGTGTCGTTCTGCTTGATGATGAAGTCGGCCATCAGTCTATGGTAGCGGTAGTGGCCGAAGACGGCTCGATGTCAGCGTCGCTATCGCTCGGGAGAGCCACAGCGACGCTCGTGGTGACATCCGGGGCGGCGGAGGCGCCGTGGGCGTCTACGGCGGCGCTGGCGGCGCGAGAGAGGGTGTCTGCCGCGCTCTCGGCGCTCTCGACGGCCGCCGCAGGATGCTCCTCAGCAGGCAGCGGCTGTTCGCCCAGCGGGAACGGGAGCTTCAGGTGTCCGCTGAGGCGGCTCATACTTCGCTCGGCACCAGCCAAGGGTTCTGGCTTCCTGCGAAGCCGCCTTCCAAGGTGGACGGGAAGGCACCCGATTCAGTGCGGATGAGGAAGATGCGATTGCCCAGCGTGCCGGTTCCAGCGATGTCGCCGACGTTCGCGTTGTTGCTGACAACGGCAACAAGCTGCGGGGTACCAGTGACGGTTTCCGGCTGGGCGCCGACGTAGTAGACCGAGCCAGGTTCGCAGACTGCCGCCGCGGTCATTTCAACGGCCTTCGGACCAAGCGTGGTGGTGTTGACGGCTTTGTAGCCTGCGCTGGCGAGGCGTTCGAATTTGGACCCGTTGAGTTTGAAGATCGCTGCATCGTATTTGTCTTCGGCGCCGTTCACTACAGCAACGCCGAACCGAACGAATTTGAATTCGCGTTTCTTCGCCACAGTAAAGCGGCTGAAGTAGCCGCGTTTGGCGGTGAGCGTCGTGGTGGTCGAGCCGTGGTAGCCCATCGGCACGATGTAGGGGAGGCCGTCGTAGGGATCGTACTGTGGCAGCGCAAGCGCGTCGGCACCACCGAACTGATGGGCAGATGCGTGAGTGGCGGCCGCGGCGTTCGTGATGGTGCGGAGTTCGGCTGAGGAGAGCGCCGCCAGGAGGCTGCGGCCGAGCGTCGTGGTGGTGAGGGCGGCGATGGCCGTTAGGTCGGAATCGAGCGGCTGGCTAGCGGCCTGGGCGGCGGCGGCAGCGCCCGCGGCGTCGAAGGCGCCAGTTGACTGGGCGGCCGCGGTGCCAAGAGCAAGCGCTTCCCGAACGGCGGCGGCGCTGGCTTTCGTCAGGAGTTCGCGACCAAAGGACGCCGTCGTCAGCGCGGCGATGGCCGTCAGGTCGGCGTCTTTCGGCTGCATCGTCGCTTCGACAGCTTCGCCGAGTTCCGTGACCATCGTGTCGGCGTAGTCGGTCGTGCGGGTTTCGATTTCCGCGGCCTCCGCAGCGTCGAAGACCGTTGCTTCAGGATCGGGGAGGTCTTTCCGTTCTTTCGGGGCGATGGGCATAGGACAAGTCTACTTCAACGAAAACCGGCCGCACGATGGCGGCCGGTCAGGTAGGGGGTGGACAGGAGAAGGTGGATCAGGCGTCGCCGAAATCGCTTCCGTGGTTGTCGCGCCGCTCGGCCGGGCTTTCGCCAGTGAGCAGGGACTCCTCGCCCTCGCGGTCTGCGAGGCCCTCGCCGCGCTGGACAGCGGGCGGTCCCTCCGGGCTGACGCCGGTCGAGACGACGGTGATGACGGGCGCCGCACCTTCAGCGGCCGTGGCCGTGAGGGTCGGGACGTTGTCATCCTCGAAGGACTCGGCATCGAAGACGACGATGAAGGGTCCGCCGGTCGCGCCAGAGACGTTGACGCCTCCGTCCGGGATCGTCTCCAAGTCTTCCAGTGCCTGCTGCACTTCCGCCGCGGTCAGGGCTGCCTTCGCCGCCAGGTTGCCGGTCTGGTCGCCGTCGAAGGCGAGCGTCGTGGCTTTCCCCGCGGTGACGCCGGAGTAGTCGATTTTCTGAACCTCGCCAGTACCCGCTGCCTCAGCGAGGACGATGGGCTGGTCGAGAACGGTGGTTGGGGTATCGCTCATAGGTCTGGGTTCTCCTTAGTGCCCGGCGAGTCCGTCGCCCTGGATTACCGCGAAGGCGTTGGGGTACCGCCCGGCGGTGAAGCCGAGGCGCTCCTCCGAGCGGAACACGGTCTGGTTGGTCGTGAAGAAGACGTGCGAGCTAGTGTCCGTGACAATCCCCTCGCGGTCCAGGACCAGGCCCTGGGAGAAGTCGCCGACGATGACGGCGCTCTCGTTCTGCGCATCGCCCAGGTTAGTGGGGATGTTGGGGGTCGTGTACACCGGCAGGCCGAACAGTTCTCCGCGGGGGAGCGTGCCCTGGCCGTAGCCCGGAATCTTTTCGTTCGGACGCCGCTGGGTGCCGTTGGCGCCCGAGCCGAGGATGTAGGTACCATCCGTCCCGTCGCGACCCTTTGCCAGCCAGCCCCAAGTCTTGGGGTGCATGACGATAGCGTCCGGGAAGCCGAGGAACTCGGTCTGGACCGACGTGATGGCGTCGCTGATCTTGTCAACCAGTGCAGCCTGTTTCGGCGAGCCTTCCGCGTAAGCGATGCTCTGAACACCGGGGGTGTTCATGATCCCGAGCGGCTGGCCGTTGCCGGAGCCGTTGATGAAAGCCTGCTCCTCCAGGTGGACGAAGCGCTTTGCCAGGTCGCTGGTGATTAGCTGGTCAACGTTCCACTTCGCGTCTTTCAGAAGCTGGTTGGAAACGGTGGCCAGACCGGCGGCGGTGTAGACGTGTGCCTCGAACTCCGAGAAGCTCAGGTCAGACTTGATCTTCTCTGCGAACTCGGCGGTCCACGCGACTGCCAGACCAGAGTCCTGGGCGACAAAGCGGATCGTGTCGCTCTCGATTGGCTGGGACGTGAAAAGCTGACGCAGGACGCTGACGCTGTCACGGAGCGGGATCAGCGTGTCGCTGACCTCCGGCGGCACGAGGAAGCCTCCGGCCGAGTCAACACCCTCGCCCATCGCTTTGCCCTCGAAGTAGTCATCAATCCGTTTGCGCGCCTTCGGGTCGCCGTCGCGAGCGCGCCGCACGTCGTTGAAGTAGGAATGTTCGCCGCTCTCACCGTAGACATCCGGCTCGGCGTCGCCCTGCGAGGAGAAGAAGGTGGGAAGCGCTTTGCCCTCAGCGGCCGCAGAGACGGCCTCGCCCAGAGTGTTCATCTGGTCGATCATCGCTTTACGCTCCAACTCGGCTTCAGCAGCCTTGCGGTCGTCAGCGATGCGGGAAAGCTCCGGCTGAAGCTCCTCGAATTTGCTCATCAGATCGGAGACGGCTTTGCCCTCAAGCTCACCTGCACCCTCCGTAACCTTCGTGCGAAGCTCTCCGAATTCCGTCTGAAGGCCGTCAACCGACTCCTTCAGGGAAGCGAGAGTCTCAGCGTCAACGCTTTTCCCCTCTAGGGTGGTCGAAATCTCTTTCGCCTTCTCTAGGAGGGCGTCGATCTGCTCGGTGAAGTCCATGCGCCGCATAGTAGCACATGTGTAAAGCACCCCAGGCAGGGCACCATGAATGGCTTACTTCTGGGGCGTCTCCGGCTCAGTAGGAGCAGTACCTACTGCTTTTCCAGCGAGGTCTTCGAGCGTGTCAAACAGTTCACTGAGGGCGGCGATGGCCTTCTCTTCCTCTGCATCATTCCCGAACGCTTTGCCCGCGAGGGCGAACAGGCTGCCAGCCTCCAGCGGGAGCGGCGTAACAGAAATCTCAGCGAAGTCAGCTTCGTGAACGCGGACACCATGCGGCGTCATTTTGCGCTTGAAAATGCCACCGATGGAGAAGCCTTTGATGGTGCCGGACTTGACCTTGTTGTACACATCCTCCGCCCAGGAACCTGGCGCGGGCGGATCGAGGGCGGCCTTGACGAATAGCCCTTTCTGGTCAAGCTTCACATCCTCCACAGTGCCGAGCGCCTTGTCGTACTGGTGGTGGTAGAGGAGGACGGGGTTGTCGCGGAAGTATTTGTCGAGACCCTTCTCGAAGACGCCTGGCAGGAATGCCTCGTCCTTGCGATCCAGTCCCAGCGTGGCCGCATACCCTTCGATGCGCAGCTTACCGTCCGGTGCCTGCGCGGTGACGGCTTTGCCGTCAAGGGTGAATCCCAACTCGAAGGGAGCCTGCTCTTTCACGCTCCGCAGTGTAGCGGATTACGCCTGCGCCGTTAGTCGCCACACGGCGTAGTGTGGAGTTGCATCATCCAGAACCAAGCATATTTCGACTTGCCCTTTCGATCTTGGTAGCGACCCCAGACCCACCCATCGTCACAATCACCAATGACCTCAACCGGCTCATCGGTGAAATAGAGCGTCACGCTAGCGCCTCCGTGGCGTAGGGCCACAGGTGAACGGCGTCGCAAACGACGCAGACCTTCAGCGGCTCATCGGCCACGTCCGTCAGCGTGACTTGCGCGCGGCGGCGGCATTCAGCGCGGGGAACCTGCTTGCGAATGCGCGTGCCGGGCACGGCGCCGTTGGGGAACTCCATCACGACGCTGCGGTCAGCGTGCGCTTCCTTCGCCGCGCGGCCGCCGCGGGAGATGACGGTCTTCCCAAGCTCCTCGACAACGCCTGCATCTGGAACGGACGTGACCGGCCACTCGTAGTTCGGGTCGCTCCACTCCTCATTCCAGTCCAGCGTCTCCATGCTCTCCCTTCGTCGTTTGGTTAGTGGACAAGGAGGGATTCGAACCCTCGGCCTCCTGCTTGCAAAACAGGCGCTCTGCCGACTGAGCTACTCGCCCAACTACAGGGTACCGCAGGCGTCAATCCCAGGTCTTGTCGTCCGCGGCTTCGCGGAGCGTGACGCCCGCGGTGCCCTGCCCAATCGGCGGAACCTTGCTCCCGCCGGGGAGCGGTTTCGGCGCAGTCTCAGTCATCGAACCTCCTCTCGTCTGTCGGGAATCCGGCCCAGGGACTTGAACCCCGACGACTTGGCTCAGAACCAAGCAGGCTGCCAATTACCTCATGCCGGAGTGGACCTGGCCGGAATCGAACCGGCGTTATCGCGCTCCTCCAGCGGGTTAGGCAAGGGACACGCGACCTGAACCTGTCAGGCCCAAGTCCAGTGTAGCGCGCATGTAAAGGATCGGCCCGCAACCTTAACGAGTGGCGGCCGAGCATAAAGCTTATCGGGCGAGTGGGATTCGAACCCACGGCCTCTCCCTCCCGAAGGGAGCGCGCTGACCAGACTGCGCTACCGCCCAGTGCCGCCCGCGGGAGTCGAACCCGCAACCTTCCGCTTCTGAAGCGGATGCCTCTGCCAGTTGGGCTAGAGCGGCAGGTCTAGTTTAGCGCTTGGCTGGCTTGGAACGCCGGTAGCCGTCAACGCGGACCTTCGATTTCCCGCGGTTGCTGCCGCGCGGGGAACGCTGGTGGCCTTTGACACCTACAGCAGTACCCGAGCCAGGTTTGCGTGAGCGCTTGCGGCGTCCGCGAGTAGCCATCAGGTCTCCAGGAGGTCTTTCCACTCGCGGTACGAGCGGATCGGGTGGAACAGGAAGCGGAAGAACAGCTTGACGTAGGCCATCAGCGTTCGTCGGTGAATTCGCCGTGGGCGAGGTAGTTGTACGTCGCGATGCCAAGGTGGTAGAGGCCGCGCGGGATTTCCCAGATGAGGCTCAGGTACTTCATACCGTCGCCAGCCGTTCGAGCGGACCCGGCGCCGACTCGCTCCGCGGGCGAAAACGCTTGCGGAAGCCGAAGAGGGTGTCAAGCAACTCGATCACGTCGGAAAGCTTAGCACTTATAGCCCGGCGCCGGTATTCAGGAAGCCAATCATGTCGTCTTCTGCTTCCTCCTGCATTTCTTCCATCTCGTCAAGCTCGGAGTCCACTATGGGCCTTCCCGTTCGCCGCTCACGCCGTCGCCGTGCCTTTGCGCTGGGCCTCTTCATCGAAGGTCGCCGTGTGGGCGGGGTCTGGGGTGCGACCAGGCTCACCCGGCAGCGGGCGGTCCTTCACGTCGGAAGCGTTGTCGTTTTCGCCGGGCAGGTTCAGGACTTTTTCTTCGATTTCCTTCGCCATCTTCTCGTCCTCCATGACGCTGACCAGCGGCTCCAGGTTGAACTGCTTGCGGACCTCCTTGACGAGGACGCCGGGCACCTTGGCGAATTCGCCGCCAAGCTTGAACTGGTCCTCGATGGGCATCTGATATTCGTAGTCGATCTTCAGTTGCAGCCCGAAGTCCGCGGTCAACTCGCGGGTCAGGAGTTTCTGGAGCGTGTTGAGGATCGGCCGCATCCGCTTGTTGTCGAAGTTGCGGCGTTCCTCGCCCGGCTGCGTCGTCGCAGACGATTCGTTGCTGAGGCCCAGCATCACTTTCGGCACGCGGAACAGCGCCAGAATGCGGTCGCGCGACTGGTCGGACATGAGGCCGAACTCGGCGTTCTTGGCGTCGGACTGGATCGCCTTGTAGCTGAGGCCGCGGCCGAGGACGGCGACCTGAAATGCCTGGCGGGCGCCAGCGTAGATACCCGCGAACTGGCGGCGCAGCTTGTTGGCGGTGGAATCGGAGATTGCCTGTTCGGCCTCCAGCACGCCTTCGAGGCGGGCGCCGTTTTCGTAGTAGGCGGCCTTCGTGTCGGTAAGCGCAATCTCGCCGTCGAAGACCCGCGGACCCATCGCGATGATGCCCGCGCCGCGGTAGTCATCGTGGGGGTTGGCGCCCTTCCAGTGGATGATCTTCTCCGGGGCGATGTTGATGGGCACCTGGCCGGGGCGTTTGTATTCGTAACTCTCGATGAGTTCGCCGCGTTTGCCCGGCACGACCTCCACGTTCTGGGGCGGCAGGCGCAGAATCTGAAGCGGGCGGCCCAAGCTGTCTTCCCCGCGCTTGTAGAGGAAGCCGTCGCCGGTGATGTAGCGGTCGATGACGAAGAGTTCGATCAGTTCTTCCCAGGACTGGTAGCCGTTCGGTTCCTCCAGAAGCTGGACGAGCCAGGGGTCGGCGAGGCGGGTACCCTTCTCCGCTTCGGCGCGGGTACGTGGGGCGGTTTTGCCGTCGTAGTCCTCCAGATGCCAGTCGGCGTGCGCGGCGGTCTCCGCGATGACGCCCATGCAGTCGGCGACCCAGTCCATTGCCTTCTCGGTGCCCGACCCGTAGGCTTCAAGCTGGCGCTTGGCGGATGCGGCAGCGAAGCGAGAGCCGCTGGTCGCGCGTCCGGTCTGGGTGCCGTAGACCTCCGGCGCGGACTCGCGTAGGCCGGGGATCGCCGAGGAGCGCACTCCGGCGGCTTTCCCCTCTAGGGAAAGTGCGGAACGCAGGGTGGCGAAGGGAGAAGCCATCTAGCAGGCCAGTCTAGCAGTGAAACGGCCATCCGTATAGCACATCGCGCAAGCGCGCGGCGTCGAAGCGAGGAAGCGGGACCGGAGTGTGGGGTCAAGCGCGCCGGGACGGTCGCGACGTGGGGTTGTTGGCTCCCGAGTGGTTTTCTTCAAGCGGCCGAGGAGCGTGTGCCGTCAGGGCCGCTGCTCCGCCCCGCGGGGCTGCGCGAGGCCCTGAGCGTAGCACATTCGGATTTTTCATGTCAAATCTGGCTCTGTGGCTCGGTTTGAGGGCCGTAAGGTAATTTTGCTGCGAATTTGGCCTTTGGCCCTCTAGATTTCGCTCTATAACGCCGTTTTCGGCACTTTTGCGTACAGAAACAGGAAATTCTGGGTTTTGTTTCCTTGAAAGTCGTGCCTGGAAGAGGGCCAATTGCTGTGCTACGCTGTATGTGGAATGAGCCAACCACGCCCAACTCACGAGCAGATTGCGGATGGAGTCCGCGACGCGGAACAGGCAACGGCCGCCGCGAGCGATGTGCGCGCCCGCTACCATCGTCGGCGCTCGCCTCGCCGCCAGCCGTCACTCGAAGCCGCGAAGCAACGCTGCGAGGATGCGGCCGCCCCGCTGCGGTCCTGGATTGGTATGGTTGCCTGGGACGGCATCAGCCTGGCCGATGAGTTGGCGATGAAGAAAGCGATGGAGGGGCTACGCTACGAGCGGCGGCAGATCGCCAAGATGCTCTGATGGACGCGCTCATTGAAATCTGCACCATCATCTTCGTTTCCTCCTGGCTGTTGTACCGGGCTGGCCGCTTCGTCTGGAGCTTCATCGACTGCTTTCTCTGATTGCCCCGCCGGGATTCGAACCCGGAACCTTGCGGTTAAGAGCCGCCTGCTCTACCAGTTGAGCTACGGAGCAATGGAGCCGGTCGGATTTGAACCGACGACCTCCCGCTTATCAGGCGGGTGCTCTAACCGCTGAGCTACGGCTCCAACTCCCCACCCAGGACTTGAACCTGGAACCTCCCGGTTAACGGCCGGGCGCTCTGCCAAATTGAGCTAGTGAGGATGGGGTACGGTGGACTCGAACCACTCGCCAGAGGCACCGGATTTACAGTCCGGCCGCCGGTTCCGACCGGCTGACGCACCCCGCAGATATTCTACTTCAACAAGGCGACCGGCGGGATTCGAACCCGCATTTGCCTGCACCACAAGCAGGAGCCATTTCCATATCGGCCACGGCCGCACAGGGAAGCCGGGATTCGAACCCGGAACCGGCCGCTTTGGAGACGGCTGCTCTAGCCAGTTGAGCTACTTCCCATCGGCGCAGGCGGTTCTCGAAACCGCAATCACCGGCTCGACCCGGCGGCTTTTCCTCTTTGCCTACTGCGCCAGTACCCCGGACGGGATTCGAACCCGCGTCACCGCCATGAGAGGACGGCATCCTAGACCGCTGGACGACCAGGGCAATGGCGGGAGCAGGATTCGAACCTGCGATTTCGAGCTTATGAGGCTCGCGAGATGACCTGGCTTCTCTACCCCGCCACGACCAGTATATCGCTGGCGTCAAGTCCAAATTTTGGAGAAGTTTGGAGATGGCTGGGAATATCCAAAGTTAGCTCGGCCGGAGCAGTGGAAGAGAGGACTATTTGGCAAGTTCTCCAGCAGAAAAACGGCGTCTTGACGCTCATGCTAGAACACGGAAATGCATCGCTACAGCATCTGTCAAGCCGTAAGCAAATTGAACGCTACAGCATCTGTCAAGTGGCCTGGAGAAGGGGGTTTTATGCCTTTGGCCCTCTAGGTTTCGATCTTTGGGTGGGTGCAAGCCCCGCCCCACATCCCCACGACCCGCACATTTTCGGGATTTACGCTTGACAAGCGGGCTGAAATGTGGTAGCGCCGGGTTGTGGGTTTGACGCGACACTGGTGTCTGACGAAATCGGCGCAAGGAGTTGTGGGGTTGCGGCAACTACCACAACCCCACATCCCTGTCAAGTATTCGTTGTGTGCATATCTCACATTGCGTACGTTAATCGCCTGCTAGGTTTGTGGGGTCGCAGTAACCAAACAATCGAAAGGAACGCGACATGAACACGAACCGACCGGCCTACATCGTGCAGTGCGCCATCTTCGCGCTGCTCATCATTGGCTGTCTGGCCTGCGCCACTGCCAAGGGCGCGACCTCCACCCCCACCGCTCACGCCTGCTTCAGGGCTGACCACTGGGGACCGGCACCCGACACCATCCGCCCATGCGTGACGCTGAAGGGCAACACGCCTGAAGCCGGGGCGCTGGCCTTCAAGGTGTACGACGCGCGGGGTACCACCCGCTACACGGGGTTCATCAATACCCCCTTCCATCGCATCGCCCGCGTGGCCGTGGTCTATCTGGGCGAGGATGGCAGCGTTCAATACTACGTTGCCAACTTCAACGGCCGCCACGTACAGGGCACCATCGGCAACTTGGAGGACTGAGCGATGGGTATCCGCATAACGAATACCCGCACTGGCAAGAGCACTGAGGCCAAGGATGGCAAGGACGCGGCGCTCATGGCGCGCATCGAGCTTGACAGGCGTACCGGGATCGAACTCACTGAGACCGAGCGCAAGGCCGAGATGTCGGAGGAGAACCGCCGGGAAAGGCAGGCAGCATGAAGGGCAAGAGACGTAAGCCAGCTTGGGCGCAGAGCCACCATTCGAAGCCCAAGCGAGTGGGCGGCCGACGTGAGCGGTCGAAGCTCCGGCAACTCAAGGCCGAGCGCTATGCCTAGCCCCAACAACCCCACGCCGCGGATCATCCTCGCGGCGTGGGGACTGCTCGCCGCCCTCATGCTGTGGATTCCCCACACCGCGACGGCCGCGCAGTACCCGCCGCCCGCTGAGGGCTGGGGCGCCGCGATCTGGCACACCGCCGAATCTGTCTACGGCGGGCCGCCGCCGCTCTGTGGAACGCTCACGGTCGAATACGACCGCGCGCCGGTCTTCCACCCCGGACGGGGCGGGGAGGCCAGCATCCCGGCGAAGCCGGGGACCGAATGTTTCGCCCACCTAGCGCCGATGCGCCCCGGCGCGGGGGAATATCTCTGCAACGTCACCTTGCACGAGTACGGCCACCTGATGGGACTGGGGCACGTCCCCGACCCGCACGCGCTCATGTATGGCGACCCGTGGGCGGAAGCCGCCCCGTGGGAATACGTGGGGCATCCGGCCTGCTGGAAGTTCGGACACTGGCAGCGCTGGCAGTCATACCTAGCCAGCGAGCGCGCGGCCGGGGACTAGCGCCAGTGTGACCAACGTCACACACAAACCCGCGCCGCGGCGCTAGTCTGTGTCCATGAAGTCAACCCCACGAAACGGAGATACCACGATGAAAGCATGTCAAAACTGCGGCGGTACTGAGTGGGTTCGCTGCGAAGACGGGACGGCCTGCGGTAACTGCGGCCTCCTCCCCTACGTCGAGCCGAGCGCGGAAGAAATCGCGCAATCCGAGCGGGAGGCTGCCGACGCGGGCGATCCCGCCATGCGCAAGCGAAGCGCAGAGCGTACCCAATTCCTAGCGGATGTTCTTGTCTCCATCGTGGAGGACGGCGGATACAACGGCTGGCGGCGAATCAAGGCCGGGACGTACCAATACGACCCGCCCGCCGAGGCGCGAGCCGAGATTTTCTGTATCGGCGACGGCCGACCCGAGGAATACTCAGATCACGACGTGACGTTGGAGACCGTCGCGCAAGGCATCGCCAAGCTGCAAAGCGGAGACATTCAGGTCAACTCGGAATTGCTCGGCTGGATTCTGGCGGGCAACGCCAAGAACGACGGCGGGGACATCGACGCAGAGGCCGCAGACATCATCTTGCAGGCGGCGCTGTTCGGGGAACTCGTCTACGGCTAGTGTGACCAACGTCACAGACGGCGCGGGCGATCCGCGCTAGGGTACTGGAAACGTCACTCGTACGAAAGGAATCAAAATGCAGCGAGAGCTTTTGAACAATTGGCTGGAGGCGCTTCGATCCGGCAAGTACCCGCAGACGGTCGGCGTAATGCGCGGCCTGCTGCACGAGGATGACGACGGCACGCCGTTGGACGAGCCGAAAATGGGTTACTGCTGCTTAGGCGTCCTCTGTGACGTGGTCGATCCGAAAGGATGGGAGAACGAGGAAAGCGGCGATCACGCGCTTGAATCCGATACCGAGGCGTACCTACGCCCGTCAGCGTTGGAGACGGTCGGCCTGACGGACACGGTGCAGCGCGAGTTGGCGACCATGAATGACGACGGCGCACCGTTCACGGAGATTGCCGACCAGATCGAGGAGAGCGTCAAGGCGACGGACTAGGCCACGCGGGAGCGCTACGGCGCTCCCCGCTAAGCCGCAGAGTTTCCCCGGACGATTCGACCGGCGAGCGCTCCAGCGGCTTAGCGGGGAATCCTCCCCACGAATCAACGCGAAAGGAATCTCATACAATGAGCACCTACTACGGAAGACTTCAAGGCAACCGGGGCGGCGTCACCCGCTGCGGTAGCGCGTCGTCTGGCATCCGCGCCAGCGTGGAGGTCACGGACAAGCACGGCAACCAGACCGGCCTACGGTTTGACATCGACGCGGACGGCCTAGCGCGCTTCGCCCGTGGTGGCGGAGTCGGCGGGGAGTACGGCGGCGACGATGTCGAAACCACGGCTCGGCTAGACGAGATACGCGAGGACATCGACGCCGGAATGCGCGAGGCGGCCGAGCGGATCAACGCGGCGCTGAAGCTGGAAGCCGAACTGGAAGACGGGGCAGAACTGTGAACCGCTGGGTAGACAGAGAAATAACGAGCATTGAGCGGCTGTCCTGCACCGTCAACGGAAACCCGCGCTTCAAGATCGGCCTTGACGGGGAGACGTACGTTACGTCCTCTGACGCGGCATTCTGTTATGAGGTCGGAAACCCCGGCTACCGTTGCGGCTCACATGTACGCGTGCAGTTCACGCGGGCGGAGCGGATTGCCAATATGGAAACTAAGGAGTTCGGATGATCGACGGCCGCCAGATCAAAGCAGGGGAGGTAGAGGAGGGCAACGAGATTTTGCTCACGGCCTCCCCCGAGCGCTGGGGCGTAGTCGAAGACGCGCGCACACTCCCGGACACGTCAGGATCGAAGTCTGCGGACTGGCGACGCGCCATCCCGCAGACCAGACTGTGACGGTAGCCGCATGATCGGGCTACTGGAACGCTACCTGTTCGGTCCCCCGACGCCGCTACCGCTTGCCGGTTGGGTCTGCGCCAATCCCGCCTGCCGGGAACCGCTGAACACCGCGCAGAGCGTCCACCGTCACGGCCGCTTGCTGTACTGCGGTCGATGCGGAAGGCGGAGCGGATGACGCCCCGCACCTACCCCGGCCGCGACAAGGCGCGCCTGATTCGCCGGGCGAAGTCGATCCAGCGGCATCACGCGAACCCCGCGAACGAACGCGCTCATTGCTGCGATGCGCCCGACCACGTCGAGCAGCGCAACTCCAGCGGCTTGGCGACGCTCTGCCGCAACTGTGGGGCGGTTGTCTGATGCACGCGCGAGCCGGAAGACAGCGCCGCCGTCCAACTGACGGACGCTCAGTCTGGGCGTTCGGCGGACGCGCTGGATACTGGCCTTGCCTGCGGGCGTTCTTCGCCAAGTTCGATTTCGGGCCGGTCTTCGTTGAGTTGTGTCTAGGGGGCAAGACTGCCCCGCCTTGGTGGAAGGAGGCTTGACCATGAACCGCTACAGTATGCGAGTGCCAACGCTCGCGGAAACCTGCGCCGACTTCATCGGGCCGCTGAATCCCCACGTCGGCCGGTTCGTGCGCGTCCACCGTCACGAGCGCGGCCCACGCGTCTACCTCGCAGGACGGCGCATCCACCACGGACCCGCGTTCGGCCTCGCCGCGATCCTCTGCTGGCGCGGACGCTGGCGGCGCTTGGCAATCGCTCTGGGTGCATACGCGGCCACCGACTACAGGGATTTCCCGTTCACCGACAAATGCAACCATTGAGCTATCCATGATGCAATCGTGTCCACACTGCGGAAGTACCGACATCGTCGCCGTTGAGCTATCCGAGGAGGAGCGCGACTGTCTATATGAGTGCGAAGACTGCGAGGAGCAATTCAACGGCGACGAGTTTGTGTGACGAAGCTCACACACGACAACCCCACAAACTGATAGCCTGAGCTATCCACTAGGAAAGGAAACTGAGAATGCGAACTTGGAAGCGGCAACCCCCTTGGAAAGTCACGGCCTTCTACCTTGACCGCCCGCCATACGATCCGAAATTCGGCAGTCTGCGCTGGGCGAGCAGCTTTGAGACGCGCGACCTGAGCGGCAATATCTTGATGCGCGAATTCGCGAAGACGAGCCCCGCACCTGGGCGCTATCTCCTAGTAGGCGGTCCTGGGCCTGTGGACAACGTCAACCCGGTTATCGTGAAGGTCGAACCAAAACGCTGTAAGGTTCGCGTCAATTTCGATAATCCCTGCTGAGCTATCCATGCACGCGCGCCGAGACAAACAACGAACGCGTCCCCGCGACGGGCGCCCGGTCTGGGCGTTCGGGATTAGGGCGGGCTACTGGCCTTGTCTCGGCGCGCTGTTCGTCAAGGTCGATTGCGGCCCGATCTTCGCTGAGTTCGTCATCGGCCATCGTCGGCCACCGTGGTGGGAATAGTGTGACGAACGTCACACACAAACTTCAACCAAGCTGTTAGCATCGAGCTATCCCAAAAGTAAACGACCCCCCCCCTAGCGGGGAGGAATGGAGGGCATACATATGAGGAAGCAGCACGATTTCAAGGTCGGTGACAAAATCAAGCGTTACGATGGCGTCACGGCCACGGTCGAAAGGATCGACCCGTCCTGCAACAACGTCTACGCCAAGGATTTCTCCAATGGCCGCCGCGACGGCGAGGAAATCTACGCGGTTGGCGACTGGCGGGTTGTGGCATCCACTCCGGCCGCCACGACCACTGCTCGCGATTTCGTGGACCACTACGACAAGTTTGAGGTCACGATTCTGCGGGACACGTCGGGGAGTGACGCGTTCGCTCTGAGCGACAGCTTCGGCGCCCGCTTCGTTCATCGCGCGACGGTGGACAAGCGCGGTCAGGGGCTGTCCTACCCGACGCAGGTACGCGAGTATCTGGAGGAGGTCGGTCAGACGCTGGACGTTCCCGGCAAATACATCGCCATCGCGGTCTACGGCGACAATGACACGATTTGCGCCAAGTTCTCAACCGAAAAGATTGAGCAACCCATCGCAGTCAACTTCGACGCCGCCTAATCGCCGCCCGGCGTGTGTGACCAACGTCACACACGCCGGGTAATCAAACTGCTAGTGTCCAGTTATCGAATCGAAACCGAGTGAAAGGAATCTGACCCCACATGATCCCCGAGCGAACCGCAATCGAGGTAACGTCCACCGTGAAGGGCGAGGACGTGGCGATGACGATTGACGAGGCCGCCATTCAGCATCTCATGAACGTGCTGACCGACCTCTACGAAGACCCGCTGCTGGCTGTCATTCGTGAGTACAGCACGAACGCGTGGGACTCGCACGTCGAAGCCGGACAGACGAAGCCGATTGAGGTTTCCACGCCTACCGACCTGCGCCCGCTGTTCACGGTGCGCGACTACGGGGTTGGCCTGAGCGCTGAGGACATCCGCAACATCTACAGCCGCTACGGCGCCAGCACGAAGCGCGCCTCAAACGATGCGGTCGGGATGCTCGGCCTTGGCTGCAAGTCGGCGCTCGCCTACTGCGACCAGTTCACCCTCTGCGGGATCAAGGACGGCAACCGCATTCTCGTCTCCATCGCACGCGACGAAACCGGCGCGGGCACGATGACGGTTCTGGAGTCGGGCGAGACTGACGAGCCAAACGGGGTTGAAATCTCCATCCCCGCCAGCGCCGACAGTGAGTTTGAGGCCAAAGCGGCCGATTTCTTCGCCTACTGGCAGCCGGGTTCGGTCCTGCTGAACGGCCAGCCGCCCGCCGAACTCGCGGGCTACCGCGTGGGCGACTACATCGTGGCCGACCGCGTCCGTAACGCGTGGGACGCGAGCGGGCGGCACGACTACCGGCCGCTGACCATCGTTATGGGGAACGTCAGCTACCCGCCACCGGATGGCTTCCAGAGCGATGCGGTGGACTCCCTGCCCGCCGACAAGCGGCTTGTCGTCACCGTCCCCATCGGCGCGGTCCACTTCACGCCTTCGCGAGAGGGCTTGCAGGACTCAGACCGCACGCGTGCAGCTATCCACGCGGCGCTGGAGGATTTCCAGAGCGAGGTCGCGGCAGCCGTGAAGGATGCCATCGAGGGTGCGCCCGACCGCCCCGCTGCCGCTCGCGCGTTGATCGAAGCTCGCGCGGCGTTCGGGAAGGCCAACGTCTTGGAGTTGGAGTGGCAGGGCGAGGAGATTCCCGTTGTCCTCTCCGCCGAAGACTTGGCGCCCATCGTGGAAGACGAAGGAAAGAAAGAACACGCGGCGCAACTGTGGGCGGCGAAGGTAGTCAGCGGCTACCGCGGCGGCCAGTCGCATCGCTACCCGGCCGGGCAAATCACGCTGGACGATGCCGGAAAGAACCCGTGGATTCTCGGCTACTCAAACAGCAAATGGACGGCCGCCCAGCGGCGCAAGTTCCAGCGCTACCTTGAACACCATGAGCTACACGAGAATCCCTCGCAGGCCACGTTCTTTATTACGGATGGCAGCGCCGTTCCGCGTACGGAGTGGCTTGGCGGTGCCGTGACTGCCGTCACCTGGCAGACGGTTCGCGAGTGGAAAGACCCGGTTGCCAAGAGCGCAGGCGGAGTGGGCGGCGTCTCCTACGCGGGCACCTACCCGACCTACTACAGCGGTTGGCGGACGCATGGCAAATTCCCCGCCAGCGAGTTGGCCGAACTCCCGCAGCGCAAGGTCTTCTACGTCGAAGGCGAAAAGTGGAGCGAGCGCGCGCAAGCGGTTGCCGCCGCGCTGGACCCGGACTGTCACGTCGTCTGCCTGTCTCCCACGCGAGCAGCCAAGTTCAAGCGGACGTTCCCAGAAGTCAGAGATGGCATTCCCGTCGCGCGCAAGGCCATCAAAGGCAGGATGCGTCAGCTATCCGATCTGGAGCGGGCCGCGCTCGCGCTGGAAGGCGGATGGTGGCGGCCGAACTCCATCCTCTCCCACATCGACCCCGACGAACTGAACGATCCAGAGCTAGCCCGCGCGGCGGCCATCTTCCGCATCATCGACGCGGGCGAACTGCGGTCGCGGACTGAGGAATGGTTCCCGCTCGTGGACCGGCCGACTGAGGAGGAGACCGATACGGAAAATATCCGCGAAGTCTTGAATCCGTACGCGTTACTCGATAGCATCTCTACCTATGAAGCGAGAGCCAAGCTGGATCATGTCGTGCTGTACGCAAACGCGGTCTACGCCGCCAATCAGAATGAGGAGGACTAACCATGTATCCGATTCACCACGTTAAACGCGAGAGCGGCGCAGAGAGCTTGACGGTATTCATGCCGGACGGGCCGCCTGTAGTCGTTAATCACGAGCACCCCCACTTCGCCAAGATTCTGGAGTACGCGATGGCGGGCGAGGGCAGCGTCACGGTCTACGGCGCTGAGGAGATTCGCGACCTGGCCGACCTGAGCGGCAAGGTAGCGGAGCGCTTCGACACGCTGAGCGAGCGCGTCTCGGTTGCGGCCGGGCACGTCTACTTCGACGGCGACAAGGTCGATTCGACCATTACCCAACAGATCATCCGCTGTCTGGAAGACGAGGACGCCGGAGACTGGAAGCCGCTCGTCCTGTTCATGGAGAATGTGGCGGCGAACCCGAATCCGCATTCGCGCGAGCAGCTTTTCGACTGGTTGCGGGACCGCGATTTCACGATCACGTCGGATGGCTGCTTCATCGCCTTCAAGGGTGTCCACGCCCGCGACGGCGAAGCTGAGGATGGCTATCCGTATCAGTCGGCCAGCCGGGGCGCGGCCATCGTTGACGGCCAGCCGTACAGCGGCGCGATTCCCAACGGCGTCGGCGCGGTGGTCGAGATGCCGCGCGGCGACGTGCAGCACAACCCGTCCGCTGGATGCTCAACCGGCCTCCACGTCGGCACGCACAACTACGCCCAGAGCTACGCGCGGGCGGCCCTGCTGACCGTTCACGTCAACCCGCGTGACGTTGTGTCGGTCCCGACCGACTGCAACGCCGAAAAGATGCGCGTCTGCCGCTACCGCGTACAGGATGACGATCCGACTCCCCCGGAGGAGGCGGCAGCCATCGACTACGGCGAGGAGGTTGACGAGTCGCCTGAGTCAGAGGGACGGCGGCTCTATCCGGCCCTGAACGGTGCCTGCACTCCCGAGTATGAGGGTAAGGACTGGTTCGTCGCCACCGGCGAGAGGGGCGACTGCGGCGGCAAGTTCTACCTGCATGATGAACAGGCGGTCTACGGCTACGTCGGTGGAGGTAACGAAATCATCCTCGTGCCGACTGAGCCGCAGCACGGCGACGAAAAGGTGGAGAACGGCAAAGTCCACTTCTACCTTGACGATCCTGTGTCGTCGCGCGAAACCAAGGGCGCGCACTGGGTTCCCGCAGACGGTAGGACGCGGGCTGAGTTCATCGACGCCCACAAAGGCTGCTTCGGGAAAAGCTGACGGGGGTCAGACGGCGCCGTGTGTGACCAACATCACACACGGCGCCACAAACTTCTGATACATTAACTGCACTTGACCGGGGCACTCTCCCACAAAGCGAGAGTCACACAGGCAGCGCCCGCCCCGCGAATAACGAAGTGACTAGACCGGCCGATCAAGCGACGGACTAGGGCTGGCGGAGAGGCCGAATACAGCGCCTCTCCGCCACACAGAAAACAAAGCGAGAGAGGAGGATGCGATGACCCAGAAGCAGAAGCAGGCCAAATACGCCGCCGAACACCGACATATGCGCGACCGTCTGCTGGACATCTACGCTGGCACTGACGCTGACACGCGCCAAGCCGGGCGGCTCTGGTACCCGTCTGCGGAAGGCGTCATCGCATCCCTTTCTGACTCGCACGGGATCGGGCGGCCGAGGGTGGCGGGCATTGTCGCCGTCCTCTCGCCGCAACAGCGCTGGCGGACGAACGTTCGCAGCGCCCGCGCGATGCTGGAGGGCGAGGACTGGCTGGCCGCCGGGTACGCGCAGAACCGCGATAAGGCGCGGGCGCTGCTGGAGGGGGCGCCGGTCCTCGCCGTAGTCGGCGGAGACAAGGTGACGAGCTTTTGGGCCAACCTGATTGGCTCGCGTACGGCGGTGACGGTGGACGTGTGGGCGCAGCGCGCCGCGCTGGGCCGCCACCATCCGCATCAACCGAAGGGTGCGCGTTATCGGCGCATCGTCAACGCTTACCGGGCGGCCGCCGCGAAGGTCGGCGAGTTGCCGCGCGAGTTCCAAGCCATCGTCTGGCTGGGTACGCGCCCCGCTGCCGAACACGACCGCGATTGGAGGGAAAATTAACCATGCCACCGCATCTTGACTCCGCAGAGCTAGTGACCCGCGCTGTGGCGGCCGAGGAGAGCCGCAAAGCTCGGATCAAGGCCGACCGCGCGGAGAATGAGGCGCGCATCCGCGAGCAAGTCGAACGCGACGCGCCGTCCTACGTCACGGACGAAGACGCCGCCGAGCAGAGGCGCGGCGAACTGGAAGACTGGGGCAAGGAAAATCTTTCTCCAGAGGAGCTTTACCCCGAGCACTTTGG